TTAGATGCGTTGCTCGAAGCTCGATATCTCACGCAGCGTCTCGACATCGACTTCGACGTCAATGGTCGAGCCTTTGCGCTTGCCGTTCTCGGCGATCGTGTCGGCAGTGATCTCGAATAAGCGAAACGAGAAGCCCTTCTTCACGACGCCGAGAACGATCAACTCTTCGTAATCGAGCGGCACCTGGAACTTACCTGTCGCGTCCTGCGCCGCGACGTTGAAGCTGTAGTGGCCGGCCTTGATGATGGCGTGGAGATCGACGGGACCATCCTTGTCCGGAAACGCAACGCTGCCGCCGTCCATTTGGATCAAACCGGCTACGATGTTGACGGCTCCGTCGACCAGTTTGCCACGGGCCTTCTGTTCGCGAGGTGTGCCTTCTTCGCCGATCGCAAGGAATCCCGGAGTGACGCGGAGGATTTCAGCCAGCGCCAGGATCTTGTCCTGATGGGGTTTCGTCTCACCGGCCAACCATTTGCGAACGCTTTCGACAGTGACATCCATCTTCATCCGCTTTTGCAGCTCGTCGCGCAGCCACGTCAGCCGCCCGTGGTGGAGCGGCGGGCAGTGCGGGTGACCGTCTGCAGCAGAGTTCAACCGACGGGCAAACGCCTCGCGGTCTCTGGCGGCGTTGGGGCGCCGTACAAGACGGGTGGTACTCACTGTCTCCGGCATCCTTTCTTTTGTCATCGTGGCCATCTTCGCGTCCCTTTCTAATTCAACTGTGAGTTGAAAGATGCACGGGTTTCACGAGAAGGTCAAGTAAGAGTTGAATTACTGACTGACTGCTATTTTGGATAGGCATTCGTCAACTGACCGTGCCAAAAGATAGATACCCCCGGCCTTTTCCCACGCTCTCCCGAACGCCACCTGGACCTCACGCTGTCTACCAGTAAGTGTTTTTGTCTCAATTTGTAACGGTCTACCGTTAGTTGATCCGACTGCGTCACCTGCGCCGAGTAGCCCAAACGATATAGGACGCGCCTCAGCGAGGATCTTCATTCCCGGTAACACTTTGATATATTCCCCCACCGGCACATCACAGGGCCGCCCCTGCCACGCCTGGCCCGTATTTTGACGGTACACCATTGTTCTAGGCAGCGCGGAAACCTCGATCAATATATCGTTCAGAATTTTCTTCTCGGAAGATGGCGCCGGTAGCAGGCTGTCGAAATCGTCAGTCATAGTCACTCACTCGCGGGGTAGGGGTGTCGACATCGTCGTAGTCGCTGGCGCCGTCGTACTCGCGATACCAGTCACCGTCGGAGGTGATGGGGATGCGGCGGAACTTGCACTGCCGTTTCGCCCACTGCGCCGGGAACTCGTAGCCGCGCGCCTTCCCGAGCGAGACGAACTCGTCGTAGGTCTCGCAGGCAGATTCCTCGGCCTTCCGCGTTGCCGTCTTCGCGCGCTGCATCGCCTCGCGCTCGACCTTCGACAGCTTGCCAGCGACCTCGCGCACGACGCGGGGTTGCAGCGGGCGATCGGCGGCGCAACCGGGGCACTGCGATGCTGAAGACGGGTAGACGCGGAAGCAGGACAGGCATTGCGTGATCGATGTGGCGTCCTGACCTGCGTTCGTGGTCGCCTTCTTCGAACGACCGGTCAGGGAATAGATGTAGTCCTCATCTGGCAAGCCGTGACCCTGGCCACCGAGCCAAGGCGGCAGCGCGTTGCCCGCATGGTCGCAGATGACCGCCCGCTTGCCTGGCACGTACCGTATCGGGCGGCCGTGTCGCTGCTTGACCTTGATGCGCGACTTCGATCGACCGGCGTCGCCGAGATAGCCGATGTTCGGTACGTCGTAGCCTTCGGCGAAGAGATCACAGTTGCACCCGATTCGAATGTCGCCGGCCCGAAACGCGTCATCGAAATAGTCTCGCTCCTTGGTACCGGTCTTGCCGTCGACATGCATCGCGGGGATGCCATAGGCGTTGAACGCCTCGGCCAGCTTCCGGCTGTGCTCGACATTCTGGCCGAACACGATGCCCTGGACGCCGTTGGCCAATTCCAGGTAGTGCTCGACCACGTTGCCGACGAGCTTCGGCTTGTTCATGACCGCAGCCGCCGCGTCAGGCTGGTACTCGCCGCCGGTGGACGGGACGCCGGTGAAATCCGGAATGTCGGGTGCGTACAGATCGAAGTCAGACAGGTAACCGTTGTCGATCAGCCACCGCGGCTGCGGGCCGTGCACCATCGCGTCAGCATGTTCCTCCAACCCGCGGCCGTCCAATCGCTCCGGGGTGGCGGTCAGCAGAAGGAGGAAGGCATCCGGCCACTGTTCGAGGATCTGCGCGTAGGTGTTCGACACGGCATGATGCGCCTCGTCGATGATGACGAGCACCGGCGGCAGGATCAACCGGGTGCGCTTGATTAGCGTCTGGACACCGGACAGTAGCAGCCCGGCTCCAGGATCGAACGGGAAGTCAGCCGCGACGAAGCTGTGGTCGAGTGCGGCTGATGTGAATGTCTTGCTGGTCTGCTTCAGCAGCTCCTTACGGTGGACGAGGAACTGAGCATTCAACCCTTGGCGACGGGCTGACATGAGCGCCGATAGCGCCATGACCGTCTTTCCGCCGCCGGTGGGACACTGCAGCAGGACGCGGCGATACCCGGCGCGGAACAGCGCGGCGACGTCGCATAGCAGGTCATACTGCCACCAGTGCAGGCCGGGGTCGAACAGATCCGGGTCGAGTGGGACCGGGGTGAACGGGGCGATGTTCGGCCAGGTTCCCGCCGCGATGCTGGCGTATAGCGCGTCGCGTGGTGGCAGGATCACAGAAGATGCTCGAAATCGTCCACAGCGTCTGCGAGTTCGGCTAGAACGTGACCGTGGCAGGCCAAGGGTGCGCAGAAGCAACCGAGCCTCAGTCCGCGCAATTCAGGTAGTGCCGCCAGTAGGGCCGGTTGGCGGACAATCCACAAGCGATACTTCGCAATCACCTCGTCACGATCGCCATCACGCCCGATCGCAAACGGATTTCCCCATTTGCTCGGTCGACCGATATAAACATCATGTCGGTTCCGTTTATGGACGACCGTCGTTTTCATACCGCCAGCGCGAAATACGCCACGGCGTTATACTTAAACAGCCGGATGGGCTTCACCACTGGCGGCCGCTCCGTGTAGCCGATATCCATCAGGATCTCGTTGGCCTCGGCGATATACCGGTCGTAGTCGATGTTAGCCGGCAACTCGTCAGGCAGGTCCATCAGTGGCCGGCAGCCGTCCGTCCGCGGCACTTTCTTGAAGTTGCCGGTGCGCTCGTGCGGCGTCTTGTAGAAGATTTCCTCGCCGCCGCGTGCCCAGTAATATCTGACTACCTTCCCGAGATACCCGTCGCGCCAGGTGCCGCCACCCTTGACGTTCACCACGGTCACGAAGTCGCGGATATCCGTGCAGCCGCGTATCGTTTCTTCGATCGGTGTCCCGTTGACGATCAACTCGACCACGGCATCGGAGCAGATGACCGCGTTTGGGTTCTTCATCAGCATGCCGCGGATGTCTTTTTCCCGCCACGGGTTGCTGAGGGTGCCCTTGCGCTTGACCTTTCCGTCTGGCTTCACGGCGATGTAGGTGTTGACCGACAGGTTGTAGAGCGACTCGTAATCGGTTGCCTCCAACTCGAAACCGGTCTCAGCCTCCCACTGCTTCGTGATCGCCAGCAGCTCGTCTTCGCGGTCGCGCTGGAAACGGAAGACGACGCCGTCGGTGTTGCCCGACACAACCGGGATGCCGGCTTGCTCGGCGCGCTCGATCAGCATCAGCAGGGCGAGCTGCCCGGTGAGGGTGACCGTGATCAGCAGGTGTGGGGCGTAGAGGATGGAATAGCGGCTGCCGAGCTTCCCGAATACGCCGTTGAGCGCAATCTTGAGGCCCATATCGACGACCTTGTTGCCGGCGCGCTTGGCGACGATGCGGTCTTCACGGATCTTCCGGTAAACGTCGAGGAATGACGGGCCAAGCGACTTCGGATACAAGCCGGAGCCGAGAATGATGGCCGGGTAGTAGCTCGCGACGTCAAAATCTCGAAGCTGGTGGTCCTCATCGCTGTGGACGGCCCGGTTCGACTCGGTGGAGTGTAGCCCGCCGATGCCCATCGCGTAAGTTGTGTCGCCGATCGTCAGGTTAGCGTCGGACAGCCACTTCGGCATCTCCACCTTGCCGTCAGATTTGACGTAGAACTCGGTATCCCGCAGCCGGTCGAGGATCGCCTGCAACTGTGGCGTCTCGAAACGCAGCCAATCGGGCATCTTGTAAGGGAACGACGTGCCCGCGGGTGTGTCGATCCGGGTGACTCTGGAACCAGTTGCCTGCTCGACGCGCTTCTTGATGATGCCTTCGCCGATCTGGCTGTCCGACTTCGACATGAAGTTGACGCCGTACTCCTTCGACAGCGCTTCCCGCATCGCGAGAGGTTCGACCAAGGCATCCAGCAGCCGACGCGATGCCGGTATGTCGCTGTTCGCGCAGTAGTCGATCAGACCGTCCATTTCCCCGTCGGTGAGCCTGGCATCAGGCTCCACCGGCAGATCCTGCATCCGCTTGCCGTGTAAACGGCCGTTCAGCGTCTTCAGCGACGCGAAGGCGTTTGGTTGCGGCTCGATCATATCGATATGAGTGAAGCTGCGCGGGATTTGGATTTGCAGCAGATCCTCGACTTCCCAGTAACGGACGTTCCCCAGGATGATGCGGTCACTGGCCTTCTTTAGCTGCGCATTGGTGGCGCCGAAGACGAAGTACCAGAGCAGCGGGGCGTCGTAGGACTGGCCGTTGAAGGTGATGATCCTGTTGCGCAGCAGGATGCCGCGAACCTTGTCACGCTTGGCGTCGTCTTCGGCGCGATCCGTGCGACGAGAAACCTCGATGCCGATCTTCTTGCCATCGGATACGCGCTCGAACGCGAAATAGGCGAAGTCGTGATAGATTTCGATGTCCGCGAGCACGTCTGGCTTCTGATCTGACACAATTCACCCCATAATCACGCACTACGTGAAACGCCGGGCAGAATCATCCACCCGGCGCCACAGTTCACTCAGTCGAAGTCGTCGCCCTTCGACGAAGACGAGCCACCGGCACCGCCGTCGAAGCCATCGTCGTCATCGGCATCGTCGTACTCGTCAGCCGTGGTCGTGATGCCGCCGCCGGCCATGCGTTCGCCGGTCTCCAGCGACCGGATGCTCTCGATGGTAGCGAAGAGGCCGTCGCCACCCTTATCGGTGTAGTAAAACGACACCTTCACGTCGCTGTAGGTGCCGCCGTAGAAGATCTCAGGGATATCATCGACCGTGAAGCAGCCTTCCTGGCCGGGTGCACCCAGTTTGCGCTTGTTGCGAGAGAACAGGGTAGGACGCTGCTGGCCGCGCTTCGGCCCGGAAGCCGATATCGCCATATTGCCCGCGTAGCCTTCATAGACGACGCCATCCTTGTTCTTGAAGCGCTCACCCTTGCGGTAAGAGACGCGTTTCGGGGCATCTTCAGCGATCACCTTGAAGTAATCGGCAGGCTTCTTCGCCTTTTCACAGGCAGCCTTCATCGCGGCGACGATGGCCTGCTTCTTCTCCTCGAAGCCTGGCTGATCGGCTTCGATGATGATGTTGCTGCTGTGCTTCGGTTCACCGTCTTCCACGGTCGCCTTCTTGTCCTTCAGGGACTCGGAGAACGACAGCCGGACGCCTTTCAGCATGACGACACGGGCATCGTCATCGTAAGTCCGAACGAACTTGTTATTGGTAGCCATTTACGGGTTTCCTCGGTTGCAGGTGACGGTTTTAAGAATCGAGATCGTCGAACTCGTTGGCGCGCGTCAGTGCGGGCCGGTCTACTTCCTCTGGCACCAGGGTCGGCTTTCGCTGGCCACGTTTGATGTGCGGTGCGAGGAGGAGAAGGTCGAAATCATCAAGGTTGAAGTTCTTACACGCTTGCGTCGGTGTAATCAATTTAGACGTGAAACTGCGGTCGCCAAGAAGCCCTTGGAGGATCGGCGTAGCAACCGTCTTCTCGTCGATCCAGGCATCCGGCGACTTGCGGCCGTCGATCGCCTTCAGGCCGCCGGTTGGGCGCCCCGCCATATAGTCTTCCAGGCACTCGTCGCTGAGGCGTTCCAGCCACTTCTCGATGGCGCTGCTGTGGTCGAGCAGCACGCGGCGGCGCTCCGGGGTCAGGGGCTTCTCGATTTGCAGTGGCGGGTTGTCCAAGTCGTCGAACTCCAGACCGAGCGTTTCCACCATGTAGGCGTCGTAGGTATCGCAGCCGCCGGTTGCCTCCTTGCGTCGACACCACATGCAGCCTTTGAGGCTGGCGGTGCGCGGCGGGTTCGGCTGTTTCGTGGCGGCGACGCGCTCCTTGATCCACTCACCGAATGCCAGCAGTTCGTCGAGGTTGGTTTCCCACTCGCCGCCGCCTGCCAGGTGTCGCGGCTGGTCGATCCGCAGCAGGAAACGAGTTGCCTGCGTCTTGTGACGGGCGATCGATTCCCAGAAGCCGAGTGCATACAGCATAAGCTGCTTGTTGCGGATCGGGCTGACGGGAACGCCGCGACCCCATTTTTCGTCGTCGACGCAAATTAGGTCGTCGGTGATGATGCCGCCGTCCAGGGTGCCACCTTGCGGGCGACCCTGTGAATCGGTTCCGAGCCATGTCGTCAGATTGACCCAGTGCTCGCCGTAGAACAGGCCATCATATGACCGGATGCGGTCGATGCCAGGCTGCAGGAGACGGGCGTCATCAGCCGTCCACTCGAACTCCCACTCCTCGACCTTCTGGATGTGGCCGATGTAATTGACGGCATCCTCGCCGTTCATCAGACACTCGTTGCGAATCCAGTGCGCAGCCGTGCCTTCCGCAGCTTCCCATGACGTCGTGTCCGGCAACCCGCGATTGGCGTTGATGTAGTCGGCACAGGTCGACCAGCCTTCGGATGACGAGGGGCTGTATTCTGAGTGGGCGGGTAGCTGGTCTGGGGTGGCCGTCACGGCGTAACCCCGAGATGACGTTCAGCGAAGCCGCGCAGCCAGTGGTGGATGGCACCTGGACCGACGCACGGCGACACGCAAAGGTGGTAGCCGCAGTAGCAACCCCAATGGGCTTCCTGGCCAACGCACTGCTGGCATTCGTATGAGGGATACAGCAGATTGCACAGCCTCCTGCGCGCGACCTGTAGCGGGTTACCGGCCCACGGAGCGCGACCAGTCCAGCTTTGGGAATCGATCGTTTCCGTCACGCCATATCCTCGTAACTGGTGGTGACGGTGATCCGACCACGTGCAAAATGTGGTCGGCCGTCGATGACCTTTCCGGCGAGGATGCCCAATGCGATCAGCATCTGACGTTCAGCGGGCGACAGGTTACGCATCTCGCTGCGTCGCCGGTCGAGTTCTTCATCGCTGGGTTCGTCCGGCATCGGGGTCAGCGCACGTTGGCGCGAACTGCCGCGTCTTTCGCTTCGAGCAACTTCCGCAACGCCACAGTGCGCTCCGGATTACGGGGCAAGGTGCGAACGATGTGCGCCGCCAGGTCGCAAAACGGCTTCGACGCAGCCTGGAGCACATCCGGCAGATGCCGATAGTGGAAATAGCGGAGAATGTGATCCGCAGTCAGTTCGTCTTCCGTGAACTCAGCCGGATCTGGGTGAATCTGATCGGTCATGACATTCTCCGTCGTTTCTGGAGAGGGGCGGCAACCGTGGGCTATCGAAACCCGGACCGGAACACGCGGAACGTCCCGTTACCATCCCTCACCGGAAACGGGGCAGCTTCCAGGCTGCCCCGCGCCCGATCAGTCGAAATCGTCACCGCCACCGGTCGAAGCCACTTCCTGCTTCGGGTCGCCGTCGAAGTCGTATTCCGCACCGAAATCGACATCGAGACCGGCCTTCTTGCGCTCGATGAAGAACTCTGCCTTCTTCGCGTTGTCGGGCGTGGCGACCAGTGCCGCGGTGCCGACGACATCGCCGTTCGGAAAGAAGTAGCCCGCCAGGGACTTGAGCCAAGCAACGCGCGCGGCACGGTCGGCATCGTCAGCGGCAGCCTTGGTGAACGCGCCACACAGCGCCTTCATGCCGTCTGCGTCGAGAACCGCATTGGTCTTCGGCTCAGATGCATTGCTTGCAACGGCCGCCCCAGACGCCGTGTCGGCAGGTGCGGCGTTTCCCGCATCCTCAGCGGCGGGCGTCGACGGGGCATCGTCACCGGCCTTGCGGCGAGTGCGGGTGCCGGTCGCGGCAGCCTTGGCGCCTTCCAGCTTCTCGATGGCAGCCTGCTGACCCAAAACCACGCGTTCCGTGATTGCGGTCTGCGCCTTGATGGCTTCAGCGAGGGTCAGAACAGCGGCAGTGTTCTCCTGCAGCAGCGTTTCGATGCTCATGTGTCGGTGGTCCCTAATCTGGATGTGTCCCCTCACCGGTCACCGGCGAGTCGCACTCATATAGACACGTCACCGTTCAATAATCAACTACTACGTGATTTAAAAACACGCGTATATTGAATTTGGCACGGCCCTCGGCTACGGTGACACCGAAATCACGGAGACCCTGATGACAAATTCGCCCGCGAAATCCCGCCTCGGCAACCAGCCCTGGAAGGAACTGCCGCTCTATCAGTATCTGCTCGACCTGTTCCCGGAACACCGGACGCTCTGCCAGTTTCTCGATGTGAAACGGCTCGCCAATGACCTCGAACTCAGCCACGAGCGCGTCTACGCGTTCCTGCGCAAATCGAAGCTGGCCCCCCATAACGCCGACGCGATTCGCAAGCTGGCCTGCTCCGAGCCGAACGCTTCCCTTTTGATTGCCGCGGGTCGCCCGCTGCCCGAACGCAGGGACTTCGATAAGTTCGTCTACACCAACGCCGCCTGATCGCACTCTAACCTGCAGGCGGGTGTATGAGCCTTCTCGAAACGATAAAGCCGTTCGTCGACGGCGGATTTGCCATTCATTGGCTGCATCCGCGCGACAAGCGACCCATTGGCGACAACTGGCAGGAACGTCCTGTCGCATCCTTCGATTCGCTGAAGCGCCGGTTTCAGGCTGACAACAACGTCGGCGTGCGACTCGGAGAGTTTTCGCGAGTTGCGGGCGGCTACCTCCACGTTCTCGACCTCGATATCCGGAAACCTGAGCAGGCAGCCGCCGCCTGGAAGACGCTGCGCTGCCTGCTGCCCGACGTCCGGTTCGACGCGCTGCCGTCGGTCATTTCGGGGTCAGGCGGCGAGTCGCGGCACATCTATTTCGTCACCGATCGCCCGTTTCGGTCGAAAAAGCTGGCCCGCAGCGAGGGCTGGTCGATGGTGTTCGACCCGAAGAAGGGTCGCGAGGTGCGCAAGCACGACTGGGAAATCGAGCTGTTCGGTGCCCCGAAACAGGTCGCCATGCCGCCGTCGATCCATCCGGACACCGGCAAGCCGTACCGCTGGGAGCGTCCGTTCGACTTCGATGCCATCGAGTTCGGCGATGTTCCGGAGATCCCGGCCGACGCGCTGGACGCTGCTGGTGCCGCCACCGACCCGGATGACGATTTCGAGGCGAACGATAACCGCCTAGAACTGACCGAGGACGAAGCCCGCGACATTCTTGCGCTGCTCCCGCTCGACTACTGGTGCGAAGACCGTGACGGGTGGCGCGAAGTCGGCATGGCGCTGAAGCACGAGTTCGGGGATGCTGGTTACGATCTATGGGAGGAGTTTTCCAAGCAGTCGACCAAGTTCGACGGCAAAGACCAGCGGGCTGTCTGGAAATCGTTCAAGGGAAAGACCAAGCGACCGATTCGCATGGCTACGCTGAAGGCGGCTGCCAATGACGTGAAGCGTGCCAGCCTCGCCGATGAGTTTGACGACCTCGAGGATGACGATATCGACGCAGGGCACGACGATTTCGATGACATCGCTGCCGAGTCGTCGGCAAACGACAACGATTGGGACGGCGGGCCGGATGACGATGATGGGGTGCTGCCCTGGAAGTCGCTGATCGACTATACAGAGGACGGCGGCTACCGCCCGACGCTCCACAATCTCAGATTAATTGTTGAGAACGACATCCGCACCCGTGGCGTGCCTGCCTTTAACGAGTTCAAGCAGGAAGTCGTCCAGTACGGGAAGCCAGGCATCAAAGATCCAAAGCGCAAGGGTCAGGCCAAGCCATTCTGTCAGCTCAAAGGTCCGTCGTGGAACCTCTACGATCCAATCAACGGTGACTTCTGGACCGAGGACAAGGACAACGCCATCCGCGCCGTCATCGAGGCGCCTAAGACGCAGGGCGGCTACGGGTTCAAGGTTCCCGATCGCGACCTGCGGGCAGCCATCGACATCGTCGGTAGGCTCAACGGCTTCCATCCCGTCCGGTCATACCTCTCCGAACTGACATGGGATGGGAAGCCGCGCGTCGAGCGACTGTTCATCGACTACCTTGGTGCCCCGGATGACGCCTACACGCGTTCCGTGGCCCGCGTCATGATGACGGCCGGGGTGGCTCGCGTCATGGAGCCGGGCTGCAAGTTCGATTTCGCCGTGATCCTCCAGGGTCTACAGGGTAAACGCAAATCGACCTTCATCCAGGTGTTGGCCAAAAACTGGTTTGCCGAACTGGAAGGCGACTTCGAGGATGCCCGTGCCATGGTTGAGGCCATGCAGGGTGCCTGGATTTTGGAAATGCCGGAGTTGGGCGGCTTTGTGCGTGCCGACGTCCGCCACATCAAAGCGTTTGTCAGCCGCCGGTCGGACAAGGTTCGCCTCGCCTACGCGAAACGGGCGCAGGAATACCATCGCCAGTGCATCTTCATCGGCTCGACCAATGACGACAAGTTCCTGAAGGACGACACCGGTAACCGGCGGTTCTGGCCAATCCGCTGCACGGTGGATTCCATCGACACTGATCTGCTCGGCGAAGAGGTTGACCAGTTGTGGGCTGAGGCGCTGGTTCTCTACAAGCAGATGCGCAAAGCCAAGCCACACGGCATGCTTCCGCTCTATCTGACTGACGAGGACGCCCAGGGTATTGCCGCACGGCTACAGGAGTCCGCTCGCGTCGAGAGCGCCGATGACGCTCTTGCCGGTGAGATTGCCGCATGGCTCGAAAAGCCGATCATCAGCGGTGACCTCGATGACGACTTCAGCGCAGACGGGCAGCCGGTCTATCGCAACGAGACCTGCCTGCTGGAAATTTGGGTCGAGTGCCTGCGCAAGGATCGCGGTCACTACAACCAGCAGGTCGCTCAGATGCTCGGTCGCGCGATGAGCAAGATTGAGGGTTGGGCGGCGGACGGTCGACTGACCAACTTCCCGCAATATGGTCGCCAGCGAGCATACGATCGAGGCGGATATCGGGGTCATATTTCTCGCACTTAATGAAACGAGTTGCGGCGAAATCGGGGTCGAAAGACCCCTTTTTTGTGCCTTTTTAACCCCTGTACGGAACCTGTTCACCACCCTGTTCAAAAAGCTGTTCACCCGCAACCCCGCAGAAATCCTAGGGTTTTGGGGCAAAGTGAACAGGATCACAGGAATCACAGGTTTTCTAGAAGACTTCTCGTCTGGCACCCTCTCCGGACACCTTCCACGGGGTCGCCCTCACGGGCTTTCTGACCGGCTTCATTTCGACAACTTATATATAAATCCTGTTCACCTGTTCACCTGTTCAAACTCACGGTTTTCTGCGGGTTACAGCGCGAACAGGGTCAAAAAGGCGGCTGTTCACCTGTTCACGGCGTCAGCCCCATAACCCTTATTCCGGAAAACTTGCGTCAGGCCCCTAGCGTGATTTGACATGTCTGTTTTTCCGCGGCTCAGCGCCACGCACCCGACCCCGTTTTTCGCTACCAGGGACCCAACGAAATCAATGACTTAACAACAACGCGACCATGCATCTCGGCAGCCCTGCAACGTGAATAAGCTAATTGAATAAGGGATTGCAGGCTCAGCGCCACGCGCCTCCTGTTGAGAAGTCACGTAACGAGTGATACTGGCCACGTATGACCATCGGATCAGACAGAGAAGACGCGCGGCTATTCGACCTGCCTCACTACTACGGCGCCAACGCATGCCCTAAGCCGGGCCATGGCAACGTGAAGCGCACCAGCAATAAGCAGTGCCACCAATGCGGCCTGGAGTATGAGAGACAGAAGCGCGCCAACGCAGACGAGGAAAAGCGGGAACGCGAGCGCATCCGGAAACGTGAAGCCAAGCGGGCCGGCCTATGGGTACGGGAAGATCCGGTTAAGAAAGCGGCGCGTGAAAGATCTGTCAGGGCGAAGGCTGCCGCCATGCCTGAAGCCATCGAGCGACGCCGGCAACAAGCGCTGCAGCGAGATCGCGATAGGGCCGCCCGGCACATGGCGCGCGAAGCCGAGCGAGCGAGACTGAAGGAAGAAAAGCGATTGGCTAAGCTATCCCGCTGCCTGTCATCGATCGCCGCTAAGAAGGCATTGCGACGAGAAAGGGAACGCACCGCACCAGGCAGCCACACCGATGAGGACGCGCGCGATCTGTTGCTAAGCCAAGGTGGCCGATGCGCCTATTGTGGGTCTGAGTACAAGCCAACCAAAGATCATAAGTATCCGTTGGCGCTAGGCGGATCAAATGACATCGGCAATATCCAATGGCTATGCAAGCCGGACAACAGCCGGAAAGGTGCAATCCCAGATGGAGACTACAGGCAGCGCATAGGCGTGCCAATGGTCACCCCATGGGACGGGCATATCGGGCGCCTGCTATGGTTAGGGCTGGCAGCCGCAGCATAGGCAGCCGCAGCATAGGCCACCTGCAGCCCAGCCGCTGGACAGCTCGCAACATGAATAAGGGATATTCTCAATGAATAAGTGAAATGAATGCACGTAACAGTTGATTCAGCCGCCCGTTTCCCTTATTCAGAATGCATAGGAACGAACGGGAGTGAGTCGGATGACCCATTACAAGCAAGGCGCCACGCTGAAGGCTAAAGCGGCTTTCCAGTTTAAGGCGCCAGGCAGCCGCGGCTGCGCGGTCACAGTGAAGCCGGGCCAGCTCTTTTGGGTAACCAACTGCAGCACTGATCAGCAGCGATCGGGCCATGTCACAATCGACCGTGAAGGGCGTGGCCACATCTCGCATGGCTATGCATTCCGCCCGGAAACCCTGCGGCAGTATTTCGAGGAGGCATAAGCATGCGCCCACATGTAGCCAATGACCGCGGCGCCCTAGTCCCTGACATGTCCGCCCGTTTGTACGTCAAACGCGACATGATGACAGATCTATGGCGATTGGCATGGATGACGCCAGGCGCGGACTCCTACTGCTATGCGGAGGGGGAATGCAGCGCGCGTCTATTCAAGCGGCGCTATGAAGCCGTTGCATATGGGCAGCGCGCCTATGGTGAAACGGCTGCCAACTGGCCGGCCTAACAGTCACGTAATACGGGAGTCTGAGTCATGGAATTGCAGCAGTTCACCCCTACGCGCGGTTTCCTATCGGCCGGAAGGTTTGGTGATCATCCGCGCCCCTACACAATCCGCAAGCCGTCATTTCTGGTGAAGGACGAAACCGGAAAAACGGTTGCGGTGATACAGCGTTTCCCGCGTTCCAACTATGACGACGCGGTCATGCAATACGGATCTGAAAAGCCGTTCACGCTAACGCAGACGCTGTTTTACCATATGTCCGGATATGGGCAGGGGATTGCCGCAGATGCACCCACATATCGCCGCGATGATCTGGCCAGCGCATTGAATTATTGCTTTGGTCCAGATCATCCCATGACCGCCGCAGCCGATAACCTGACTGTGGAGCAGGCAGCATGAACCGGGAATCGATCGCAGCAGCGTTCAACCGTTCGCGCATGGCAACGGCTATCGGCCGCCGCACTGAAAAGGAACGTGCCGCCGCGTTGGCAGCCTTGCGCCTAGCCGCAACCGATATCGCGGCAACGTGCCAATTCGATCATGGCGAATTTATGCGGGAATGCGGTTTCTAATGCCGCGCCAGATGCATCCAGCGCGACGCCAGGCAATCGAAACCGAAAGCCGGCGATACATAGGCGAACCATGCCGCCGCGGCCATGCCGGCGAACGATATACGTCAACCGGCGGCTGCTGCGACTGTCAGACCGTGTTGACGCGGTCATGGCGTGGCGGGAAACCGGTTGCCGCGTTGGTGGATGATTTTGATAGTTTGTGAGGAGATGGTGAGATGTCACACACGCCAGGACCATGGGAATACGATGCAGACCGCGTTGCCATCATCAGCCGCGCATACGTGCAAGGCGCCACCACAGATCCCGTCACAATGGGCGGTGAAGATGAAATTATGCCTATTTCCGTTGTGTCGCTTTGGTCCGCTATGGGTGGCTCTGATACGGAATCGGATAGGCTTCTAATGACGGCTGGCCCGGAAATGCTTGCCGCGTTACAGGTAGCCCGCGACGTTGTGGCAATCATCTCGCAACCGGACGGCGCGTTGCTACGGCAGATTGACGCGGCCATTCGAAAAGCGACCTTGCGACCATAAAATCGCACCAGTAGAATCAACTAACACGTGACTCAGCGGCCGGTTTCGCTTATTCAACTAACAGTTGAAAACAGAGGAGCGAGTCGAAATGGAAAAATGGTTTAACGGCGCCACGCTGGCCTATTGCTGGGCTGCAATCGTGGCCATTGGCACGCTGGAGATTATCGTTCCGGCCGTGCTGCAGGCAATCGAAGTCATGCATCTGGCGGTCAATCCACTGGGTTAACAGTCACGTTATACGAGATTATGGGGAGTAATTGAGATGGAACGGAAAATCAGGTTTACCGTCAACGGAATCCGCGTCGACATTGAAGCGGAAACGCCGCGTCGGTTGCGGCGCGAAGGGGAAGCGCCGCAACTGTCTATCTGCGGAACGATAGACGGAGGAACGGGCCAGGTTGTCGACTCCGTTCGCCAGGCAGGCGAAGGGGAATCCGATGTTGAACGGCTTTGCGACATCTGGGATGAATTCCACCTGCAGCCGGTTCCCGCTGATATCGTGGCGGAGCTGGAGGCAATCCTAGACCGATTGGATGGCGCGGCTTTAGGCGAAGCGCCAGACGTCTCGGATGCGCCGGACATCGGCGGCGACATCATAGACTCGCGGGATGTTATCGCCGCGTGTGAGATTTACCGCGCGGCCGTTGTCGCCATGGGAGTCGATCCCGTTGCTGTAGACGCGGATTTTAATCGCGGCATGCCTGAAGGTTCCGATGAATGGGAGGCGGAGAAAAACGATATTGTTTCTGAGTATGTCGCGTTGCGAGAATTGAATAGTGACGGCGAGTCCTATGGTGGCGATTGGCTTTACGGCGCCACATTGATAGCCGACTCCTATTTCACGGAATATGCGCAAGAATTGGCAAGCGACATCGGCGCCATTGATAAAGACTCAAGCTGGCCCAATACGTTTATCGACTGGGAAGCGGCAGCCGATGCGCTGAAACAAGATTATACGTCGATTGAATGGAAAGGCGAAACCTATTGGGTTCGCTGAGTCACGTTTAACGAGTATTTGGGGAGTCCGTATCATGTCACAGAGCGCAATCGTAAACCTGCCATTCTTTCCCGGTTTTTATGAGTCCATGTTGTCGCAAACGTTAGACAACGCGGAAATACAACAGGCCGAAAATGACGCGGAACGGGAATCATCTGAATATTATCCCGAGACCTACCAGCCCGAGCAACTGCGACTGAGCGAGCGCGATTATTCCGATATCCTTATGGATTGTATGGACTACCGCGCCGCCCATAACGCCATGGCGAGCGACTACGCAGCCGCATTTGATCAATGGGCGGCCGATAACCTGGAAACGGCGCCAGGCAGTTTCACGTTTGAGTCGATGGACTCGCCGCGTGAATATAATTTCACCACAGACCGCGTTTATGTGACTGTGCCGCTCGTGACGCTGGAAAAGATGCGGCGATCGATCAAACCGGAAACGTTGGAGTCCGTCATAAAGCAGCGGTTTACCAGCTATGACGGTTTCATCTCATTCTATAGCACTGACTTGGAGTCTTGGCTGGAAAAGCCGCTAGACGAATGGGACCATAACGAGCTGGGTACGCTGCTTTGCGCTGCCATGGTGCCGCATATGGACAACGAGTCAGATTTTAACTGGTCGCTTTGTGAGTCCATCTGCGAAACCGATTATGAGTATGTCGATAAACATTGCGACTGGCAAAAATTTGAACGGCTGGCGCGTGAAAGGCGAGCGGAGAAACTAGCAGATTGGATCAAGGATGATCCAACGGCCGCTGGCCAGTATGTTGCCACGGCGCGCGAAGCGCTGGAAATCCTGCCGCTGGCGTTGGATGAACTGGACTCCGATGAACGCGCGCAATGGGAACGCAGCAACGCGATTCAGGCGGAGTCCCGCTATCGCTGCCCATTTACGTTGGAACTGCCTTTCCCGCGTCCGGAAACGGAGTCCAGCCAATGATTCCAGACGAAACAGAAACGCGCCGCCTGATGGATCAAACCGGCATGGCCAGGATGCAGGCAATCCGTCACCTGCAGGCACGCGACACAATCCGCCGTCGCATCTTGCGGCCAGTTTACGGGAAACGGGAGTCGACGATATGACAGAGTCCGATTTGCAGTTTCACGCAACATGGCGCGCGGCTTCAGGTCATCCCGGCGGGTGGCGAGTAACGCGGCAATTTTTCCCGCCTATGCGGCCGCCGGAAGGAACGCCTAATTTTCAACAGGCAACCGGCCCATCGGGCAAATTGCGGCTTTTCAAGTCGCGCGAAGCGGCGCAACGTGCAGCGGATAAACTAAACAGGCTGCAGCCATGCTAATGCTACTCGGCGCCCTAATCGTGATATGCGTGGCCAGCTCCACACCAGCCGATCGCGCTGAAGCCAGGGAACGACTCCGACGAGTCACGCGGCCGCTATGGCCGCCGGTTATCCTGATATGGGCAATCCTGATATCCGGGATTATTGCCAGATAAGAGACCCGCCGCGCGAAACCGCCGGCGGGTTTTTCTTTGTGTGGTAGCTGGGCAGGGAACTACGGCCGCGCGGGAAACCGTGGCGGCCGTTTCCGTGTCACTCGGCGCCAGGTTGCGTTGCGGCCGCTATGGCGTCGACAGGCAGCGGATAGGGATGGAGACCCGTTCCACGGCATGTGGGGCAATCCGCCACGATGGGCGCCGCTTCACAGTATGGGCAGCCAAGGGCGGCCGGTTGTGTCACCAATCGATCTAGCACGCCACGCGCGGCCGCTGCTGCCTGGGTACGCGTGGCGCGTCTATCGGGCGGCATGAGATGGACTCCGGTTGATGGATAGCAGGCAGCGCGGTTTAGGCGCTGCCCGAGCCGGTTCCGCCGTGGGCGGATCGACGCGGCGGCCACGGTGGCGGGGTCGCACGCCAGCCTGCCAGGCGGTGACGCTGATACCACGGAACACCCTTCGGGGAAATGGGCCTCGGAGAAACCCTGACCACCGCCACAGGGAAACCCCTCGGGGAAATCACAACCGACCGCCCGGAGAAATCAAAATCAACTAATAGTTGACTGTAACAGGTCACGTGATTACGAATCACGCATAACGTGAATCTGTGAGGGAGTCCGAGTCATGGTGCAGTGGGGTGATCCGATACCGGTCGACGGGCAGCGGCCTGCGTGGTTAGCTGATGATGACGTGATTGTCACGCCGATCCACGATGGCTCCGGTTGGTGTGATGTCGGCGGCCCTGCTCACCATTATGTGTTCGAGGGCGACAGTTCGCGGCAGATTAAAACCGTCACCCACATCCGGCTACCCGTCGACCACTGGGCCTACCCGGCAATCCAGAAGGGTTTCACGCCGTGGCAGGGCGGCGAGGCTGCGCCGGATGACTGGGGTGGCGGTGAGGTGTTGTGGGGCGATGGCCGCGAGGATTTGCCATGCGCCGATGTCATGTGGCGGCGGTTTGAGCCGATCGATGAGTTTGAGATCATCGGCTACCGTAAGCGCACCGAACCGGACGCAGTCGAAACCCTGAAGCAGGCAGCCCCGGCATCCTTCCGCGGAGAAATCCCCAAGAAGGTCGACCTTTCCAGCTTCCGGTTCAAAGATCCGATCAAGCCTAAACTGGAAGGTGGCATTCTGTTTGCGCCTACCCCGCAACCCAGCATCACAGCCGAGTTCATCGCGCAGGTGGTCACCGAACGCGACGGTCTCCGGAAGCGTGTCACTGACCTGCTGAACGCGAATAACGGATTGGTGCAGGAGCGCCGCGACCTGGCTGCCGAGCTGGAGTCGATGCGTGGCGCGTTCGAGCGGTCGCAGGATGACCTGGCGACGGTGACGGTTGAGCGTGACCTGTATCGGGATAATCCGCTGCGTGAGGTTCCTACCCACCTGACGATCACGATTACCGGGCCGCAGGGTTGCGGTAAGACGCGCATGGCGAACCTGCTGCAGGAAATCGTCGGCAGACGACCATCGAAGATCAGGGATATTGTTGGCGACAACCCGGTCAGCGTCATCGACACCGAAACGCTGCCACCTGCGCCCGATGTGGTAGCCGAGGAAGCACCCGAATATGTTTTCGGGCCGTGGATGGCGCCGTGTGCCCGACCTATAGGCTCATACGTCCAGATCCGGAATATGGTCCTCTGTAGAACCTTCCCCGTGTCGCAGGTGAAAATCAGCGAGCCGCAGGAAGACTCCATCCAAGGCCGCTTGTCCGACTGTATGACCCGTGCCGCATACCGCATCGGCGAGTGGCATCCGCACCACCCCGGAGAAATGCCCGTCACCGACGACACGCAGGTCCAGGTCTGCACCCGATCAGGCGATATCCAGCCTGCCGCCCGCGCCGATGAGTTCGAGTGGGAATCGCTGACCGCCAGTGTGGTGGCGTTTCGGCCTGTTGCGGTTGTTGCTGAGGTCGATGTGTATTTCGTGCCGCGCGCTGAGGCAGCGGAATGAGCCGCGGTGAAAACCTGTGTGCAATGTGCGAACGGCATCCGGCTGAAGCCGACCATGGGATGCTCTGCGCCAAGCATCGGGCTGAAGATGATCAGATCAACGAGATGGTAGCCAGAGCCGCTACCGAAAAGCGGGAGTCGGGGAAATGAGCGAAGAACTGCGAGCCGCCTTGGAAAAGGCCGCCCACCGCTTCGACCACTGCGCTCAAATGATCGATCGCGGGTTCAGTGTCTCCGGGACGCTTCGCCAGGAGCATGTAATTAAGGCCAAGCACTACGCTTTGGAGGCGCAGATTGCTGCCAATTCAGTAGTGGCACAGGCTACTGCGACCACCCCATCCCCCGAGGGGCTTCAAGAGCCTGCGCTCAGAGAGGCGCTGCAAGCTGCTTACGAAGCTGGCGCAATGGACGTTCACCAATACTGGCAGAATAACCCAGGCGAGGCTCCACGCGGCGACCCTGAGTTCGAAGAGGCCGCCAAGGATTGTGCGTCCGACCTTCTTGCTTCGTTGCCCACACCCCCCGTACCTCACGATCATGGGCTACGGGATGCGTTCGAAGCCGGGTTCTCGGCGGGCGTTGATTACCTTGGCGTTCCATCGGGCGATAATATGTCCGAAGCGTGGGCCAAATATTCCACTCTCCCCCAGCAAGCAGCGACCGACGAGGGGGAGGGGCTAGAGCAGGCGAAGTCGGAAGGCATGGACGAGGCGGCGACGTTCTGCATTGAAACGCTCGCCAAAGCGCTTGGCGTTGATGATTACGAGCAGGCCGATGGCAGCGAAACATGGGATGGCGACGTTGCGGGGACGATCTACAACGTGTTGAAGGCTGGCCGCGTCTATGACGATGAAGATGGCCGGGTTGCACGTCTCGATGATGTCTCCACCCCCACATCCCAGCCACCCGCAGCAGAAACGAGGCTGAGAGCAATTGAGCAGGCTGCTTGTCGCGTTCTTGACGCCATCGACACTTGTCGCAATTCGCACACCGAAGAGCATCAGGTAACAGCGGGCGCGGAACTGGACGAGGCGACCGAAAACATGCGCGCCTCCCTCACGCAACCCGAACCCACAGCCCAGCACGGGAGTGAGGAAGTGGAAGCGTGGATTTGCGACGGCCTGCCGGATGCCATGATCGAGGCTGGCTGTGGTGCGTGGGATAAAGCCCGCATCGAGATGCAGGATCGTGAAGCAAGCGACCAGCCAGAAGCCTATACGGATTGGGATGACGGCATGATCGTCGCCGCGATTTACAAGGCGATGGCTCCGTTCGCAGCCCTGTCAGCCCAGCAAGGGGGTGGGGAAGAAGGCAACGATTATCCAGCTTGCCCCGTCTGCGGTGCGCCAGCGGGAATGGACTGTCGAACCGTTCAAGGGCGTATACCACCGCACCCTGAAAGGGTGTCAGCCCAGCAAGCGGCGGGGGAGGCGGTGGCTTGGGTAAGCGACCAGACGATACAGTGCCTGACTGAGGGGTATGGCGTAACTCACATCATCATGCCGACCAAAACCGCTGTGCTTAGGAACGCCCTATACGCCGCACCCCAGCCCGAAGCCCCGGCAGAGGTTCAGCAGGGGGTGGCGAGCTACCGTCATAAGAAGCGCGGCACGATCTATGAGGTGGTCGGGGAAGCCACGCTGCAATGCGCCGCCAATCCTGCACTCGATGAGCAGCCGCTCGTTATCTATCGCGGTGAGGACGGCATGCTTTGGGCGCGTGGCGTGACAGAGTTCCACGATGGCCGCTTTGAAGCTCTCGCCACCCCGCAGCAGGGGCAGGAGGTGGCCCAGCCAGAAGCATGGCGGGGGATTGAGAGCGGGGAACGGTTGGCTCGTGCGACTTACGCGCTCATGGAGTTCGACATTCACCGCTACCTAATCGCCAACGTGAGGCATGATGGCGCGGAGAAGGCGCTGCGCCACCGGGAACTGACTGGGGCGTTTTTGCGGGTCTACGCGCCAAAATGGGCAAGGCGGGACCGTGAACTTTACACCAGCATCCATGACGCAACCCAAGTCCTGACCAACCACCTCGATGAGATCGGCCTGGGCGACGACTGCCACTATGACGATGCGGTTCCTAAGGCTTTCCACGACAGGTTCATCGAACTGGCACTCGCAGCACTCCCCGCCGCACCCCTTACAGATGGAGGGAAGGCATGAGCGAGCGCATCGGCCCGTCCGTGACGGTTTCGCGTAGCTGTTGCGGCTGCAAATATGAGCGATCGCAATCGTATCGCGTTCAGGGCGATAGCGGTCACGACATTTACTGCGACCATCCCGATGTCGATGGAAAGCAAGTGGGCGATACCAGTTGGCGAACGCCGGATTGGTGCCCTGCCATCCAACCTCCCCATGAGGCGCAGCGGGAGGCCGCGACCGAAGCGGCTTTTCGCGCCATAGCAGGCGATGAAGCTGATCCGCACATGTCACCCGAAACATGGGAGCACGCCGAAGCTGTTGCACAGGCCATCCTCTCCACCCTCCCGGCAGCGGCGTCCGTCGAGGCGGGGGAGAGGGCGCAGATCGTGGCTTGGCTGCGGGATCTTGCTGAGAACCATGAAAGGCCGTTCGGGCTGGTCGAGGACTATGGTTCGCGATGGGCGCTGAAACATGCCGCCGACGCCATCGAACGCGGTGAGCATATGGCCGCCAAGGGGAAGGATCAGGCATGAAGATCATCATGCATTGCGAGCCGGAAGAAGCGCCTGCCCTCGCCGCGCTTATCGTCCGCGAAATCGACACATTCAAGCGCAGTTGCCGGGGTGTCGGCTGGGGCTGGCATTTCAATCTGAACGGGCGGACTTTCTTCCTGCGCCAGATAAAGGACGGGATTTCAGCGTCCCCATGCAGCCCGAAGGAGGCGACCGATGGCGAGTGAGACGCTAGAGCCTTGCCCTTTTTGCGGCGGTGATGCTCACTGGTGCCCAACCTACATCGATGCAGACGAACCCGGCACGGTGACTTGCGCCAATGGGTGCGGGGCAACGGTCATCTGCTCAGGCGACAAGGCCACGCGCATTGCCGCATGGAATCGCCGCGCTGCTGTGGCTGAACTGGTCGAGGCTTTGGCCGAGTTCGCTAAGTTGGAGATACCGAAAAAGCCAGAAGGCAATGCAGGGTTCTACAGCATCCCGTTTAAGCGAATCGAGCGCGCCCAAGAAGCTCTCTCCCGCCATCAGGCAGGACTAGGGAAGGGGGATGAGCGTGGGTAACCGCAGCATCTCCGCCTATTTCGCAGCACCCTTCGTCTACCTGGAACGGGCAGCCATTCAGTGGGAGTTGTTCCTGCTACGCAATAGGCTGGCCGAAACCCTGTCACCCGACCAGTTCGTGACCGCGATGCAGCGAGCGTCAACCCTGCAGGAGCGGCTGCTGGAAACCGGACTGCGCGGCATCTGGCTGACGCCAATGGATCTGCTCAGCCGGGTAGCGGCACTGTGAGAATCGCGGTCACAGGTGGTCGCACCTACAGCGATCGAAAACGGGTCGAGGAAACCCTGAACCAGATCCACGCAGCGACGCCGCTCGATGTCCTTATTCACGGGGCAGCGAGCGGCGTCGACACCTTGGCGCGCGACTGGGCGATCAAGAACGGGGTGCCGCATGACCCCTACCCTGCTGCGTGGGACGATATCGACGCGCTGCCGTGTCGCATCAGATTCCGTAACCGGAAGCCGTACAACGCGCTCGCAGGGTTCACGAGGAATACCCGCATGATCCTGCAGGGCGTCCCGCACCTGGTTGTCTGCTTCAGCGGGGGTACGGGGACGCAGCATATGCGCGGCCAGGCGCTGCGTCACGGCGTCCCGATTCTCGACGTCGAACCTTGAATCACGTAATAGGAGATTTTATGAGTGAAATCGAAGAAGACGGCTTCGTGACGGTCGTTCCTGATGTGTCGTCGCAACTGGTTGTCGAGGAAAGCCTGGAGGCCCGCCTACTGCGTCTCTGCGGTGAGATCCACGCCGACAACATCGCTGCCGGTTGGTGGACTGACCTGCACACCGGGGAATCGATCCTCGCAACCCGCAACCGGCCTGAGATCATGATGCTGATCGTGTCCGAGCTGTCGGAAGCCAGTGAAGGTGCCCAAGAGGGCTTGCGGGATGATAAACTGCCGCATCTACGGATGTTCGATGTCGAACTGGCCGATGCCGCCATTCGGCTGATGGACGTGCTCGGTGCCGACGGTATTGCGCATGACGCGCTGGATGACGATCGTGAAATTGATGACACGGTCCTGTTCAGATTATCGATTGACGCGACATTGATGGTGCTCGTTAATGGCGTCTCCGCGGCCATGGAAGGCTACCGGAAGGGTCGCACGCAAGACTATCTTGGGCATTTGACAGGCGTACTGATCGCGATATTCGAGTTCGCGCAATCCCGGAACATCGACCTGTTCGACATCATCGAGCAGAAGCGGGCCTACAACCGCCAGCGTGCAGATCATAAGCCTGAGAACCGCCGCGCCGCCGGTGGGAAACAGTTTTGAACCTCACCCTCTACCTCGCAGCCTTCGGTGCCGGTGCCCTCGTGGCGGCCGGCATCGTCATGGACACCGGCCACACCTTCACCGCGCTGGCGCTGCTTGCCGTGGCAACGGGTTTCGGGGTGGCGATCGCAGCAAGGACGACGACATGACAGCAATATGGTTTCTGGTTGCCTGGCTCACGCCGCTGGGTGCGATCGTGACGTTTCTGGGGTGGTACCACCAGCGGCAGAAACGCCGTCGACAGGAGATCATCGACCGGGTGCGGGGTATCCAACGGCCTCGACCGTAGCAGTAGCAGCAACCACATTGGGGCGGCCTGTACCAGGGTCGCCCTTTTTGATTCACGTATCACGTGATTCTGCGTTGACGCGTTTCTAGAATCCACTTACGGTTGATTCTGTAGCCGGTGATTGAGTCGCTGGCGGATCAATCGAAAGGGGTTTTCTGATGAGCAACAAGCTGCGGCGCCTCCAGCGCCACCTGATGAAGCAGTCCGGCGTCGAGCTGGTTCCGACGATCGTCCGCGATGACGACGGTCGCGAGAAAACCGAGTACCGCTATCCGCTCGTGACTGGTGTCGGCGTTCGCGCCAACGACGGTCGCCCTGTCGGGTACGAGAAACCTGCCCGCAAGCCCTGGCAGCGTAAGGAGCGTTCGACCATTGTCAGCGCACCCGGAACCGCGCGCAAGGGTGAGGATCGTGACCGGCTGTGCCGCGGCCTGCCTGCTACGGCATCCAAGGAACTCCACAAGGCGCTCCATGCAGCGAAGATGCAGTTCAAGCGCAACCGGTCGCAGGGACATGTCGATAACAGCGTGCGGATTACAAAGAACGCCGACCCGGTTTACCGCAAGGACACTGGCGCCGACGAGCGTCGCTTCCTCAATATCAAACTGCCTCGTTCGAAGAAGGTCGCCTGACCATGGGCGCGTGGGACATCCTAGTGCTGCTCAGCACGATAGGCTCAGCCGCTTACGTCGGCTTCGGTTTCGCTCGTGACCTGTGGAAGTGGCATCAGACGCCGCTCTCCATCGTGGGGACGATCGCAGGTGTCGCTTCCTTGCTGATGGTGACCGCCCACACGAGTCCTCTCGCACAACCCGCTCCGCAACCCGTCACCAGCATCGATGCCACAGGAGGCCGCTGAGATGGTGTGTCCGCTGGTCCTCACCTACCCGAAGCTGTTCGACCCTGTCGCCCGGCCACGGGTGGTCGCAGCGCTGCTGTCAGCCGGATCGAACGGCATCACCCAGCCCGCCGACGGCGATCGCTGGTTTCAGGCCGACGTCAACGAAATGGTCACACGTGGCTGGGTCGTGCAGCACCAGATGCGGGTCGATCGGCTCTGGTACTACCGGCTGACGGTCTCCGGTCGTGACACTGCCGACCGGCTGCGTCGAGAAGGTTGGAGTTTCGACGGCTTCGACACTTGGCACAACGACACGCTGATGAGGATCGCAGCATGATCGTCACCTACATCGCGCGGGGGTTGCTCCTGCTGCTACTCAGTTCGGTGCTGATTATGGCGCGTCTCAACCACGGGAAAATTCTACGGCGGCCGTTCAACGGTTACGTAGCCGCCGGTGTCGCACTGGCTGAGGGGTTGCTGATCTGGTTGGCGGGAGGGTTTTCCTGATGAACACAGTATATTTGGCGGGGCCTATCAGTGGCCTGGGTTATTCCGATGCCGTCGACTGGCGAGAGGATGCGATCCTCGCACTACGCGAATCTGGCATCAAGGGTCTCTCCCCCATGCGGGCAAAAGAGTATCTGAGAACCGTCCAGTCTGACGTAGGGTTTTCCTCCACCTGCCACGAGTATGGGCATCTGTCACCTCTGTCTGGTCCACGCGGGATCATGACGAGGGACCGCTTTGATGCAACTCGTTGTGACGTGCTGCTGGTAAACTTGCTCGGAGCGAAAAAGGTCTCGGTCGGCACGGTCATGGAGATTGCGTGGGCCGATCTGAAGAGGACGCCCATCGTCACCGTGATCGAAGACGATGGGTCAAATGTTCACGAGCATTGCATGGTCGACCAAGCGATCGGTTTTCGGACGCAGTCATTGTCTGAGGCAATTCATATAGTGAAGGCGATCCTGTCATGAACGCATTAGGAAACTGTCATGACTGCGGCGACATGCGCCCATGTTCGTGCCTATCCATAGGTTCCGGTGATTTTGCATTCGGAAGTCACATCTGGCCCGGCACCTCCAAACTCATCGAAGAGTGTGGAGAGGTCATTCAGGTGCTCGGAAAGCTGATGCAGCGCGGCGGGAAACTGGACCACTGGTCGGGCGATTTGGGCAAGATGTTGGTCGAAGAAGTCGCCGATGTAGTCGCAGCGGCAAATGTGTTTCTTGAACTAAACCCCCAAATTGACTCCGCTGCTGTGTTCGAACGCATCAAGGAAAAGACTGAGCGTTTTAGAGGCTGGCATCGGGACAACCTGGGAAGTCCCGCAGCATGAGCAACATCTTGCTGCGTAACACTAAATAGCCCCTCCGGGTACTTCCACCTCTCGACAACGGCAGCGGGAGTGAGGGTCATCAGGCGGGGCAACCCGTCAACGCCGGCCGGAGAACGGCTGTATTCATATGCACCGGCGAATGGTGACAATGTCGCACAGTTTTATTGGGAGTTCGTCATGCTCGAAGATCATCCGGAATACCAATATCTCGACCTGCTGCGCGATTGCCTGGTGAACGGCGTCTATCGCGAGGGTCGCAACGGTGGCACCTACGGGCTGTTCGGTCGCCAGATCCGGTTCGACCTGTCGCAGGGCTTCCCGCTGCTGACCACCAAGCGAGTCCATTTCAAGTCGATCGTCGTCGAGTTGCTGTGGTTTCTGCGCGGCGATACGAACGTCAAATTCCTGCACGATCACGGCGTGACCATCTGGGATGAGTGGGCGGATGAGAACGGCGAACTCGGACCGGTTTACGGTAAGCAGTGGCGGAATTGGCCGGCACCGTCGGTTGTTCACGCCAGCCATACCACTGTACCAGAGGGCAGTTCGTCGCTCACCCTCGGCAACGGCTACCATCTCGAATTTCCTCGGTCCATTGACCAAATTGCGAATGTCATCGACGGCCTGAAGCGCGACCCGCACGGTCGACGACATATCGTCACCGCATGGAATCCGGCTGAGATTGACGATATGGCCCTGCCGCCGTGCCACTGCCTGTTTCAGTTCTTCGTCGCCAACGGGAAGCTGTCCTGCCAGCTCTACCAGCGGTCTGCTGACGTGTTTCTCGGCGTCCCGTTCAACATTGCCAGCTACGCGCTGCTAGTGCATCTGGTGGCACGGGAAGTCGGACTCGAAGTGGGTGAGTTCGTTCACACCTTCGGCGATGTCCACCTCTACGCCAACCATGTTGAGCAGGCGCGCGAACAGTTGTCGCGTGAACCGCGAGCGTTTCCGATCCTGCAGTATCCGGCGATCCATCCCGAGGTGTGTAGCATCTTCGATCTGACGCCTGATCAGATCAGCGTGCAGGCTACATACGACCCGCACCCCGCCATCAAGGCTGAGGTGTCGGCATGATCGGCGCAGAACATGCAACCATACATTCGGTCACCTGAAGTGCTTTGGCGAAGCGACCCCGAAGTCGAGGCTATCCGCAAGCTGGACGGGTGGCGTGACTTCCACAGGCTCTGCGGGCGGCGCGGATTCGCGTTCGACCGGACAGAGCGTCAGGGGAAGCGCGGTCCCTATGCGACCGTCGTGTTCGAGGTCAAGCCGTCACGTCAAGGCGGGTCGCTGACCTTCAAGTTAGCGGAAGGCACGGGCAAGACGCCACTGGATTCCGTGATCGACGCCTATCGCAAGTGTGATCGCACCTTTCCGGAAGCCGACCAGTGCGTCGCACGGATGCTCGGGGCGGCTAACCCCTCCCCTGCCCCGGCTGCTGACGATGATTTCGACACGCTGATGTCTGACGATTTTGAGGAGTTTCTGTGATGGATGTCACCGTTCTACACAGTGAACCGGGACCGCATGAAGGCTGGACCTGTTATTTCTTCGCTGCGGCGGGGGAGCGCGACTCGTTCTGGCGCTTGATGACGAGCAACGACGAGCGGCCGCGCAGTCACATTTCGCCAGCGGTGCTTCAGAACGGTCGATGGGAATGCAAACCTGGCGGTGTGAAGGTGTTCGACGGCATCCTGTCGCCCCAAGCGGCTTACGAAATCCTGCGCCACCTCAATTCTGAACGCACCATCGGCTTCAGCCACGGTGCTGCTGATGCCCGCCAGAAAATTCGAAGCGCGCTCGGCCTTTGACCAATCTTCATTCAGGAGTTCTTATGACTACCACACAGCCGCGGCTGATCGGTCTCTGTTCGCCCGCCATGTTCAGCGGGAAGACGACAGCCGCTAACTATCTCTGCATGCAACACGGCTTCACGAAGCTGTCCTTCGCGACCACGTTGAAGAAGATGACGGAGACGTTTCTGCACCAGCTAGGCATGAGCGCGCTAGAGATCGCCGACCGGACGCGCGGCACCCGCAAGGAGCAGGTGATATCGGAGATCGGTGTGAGTGCGCGGCGGATTATGCAGTCATTGGGGACCGAGTGGGGACGTCAGTGCATCAAGGATAGCCTCTGGGTTGACATCACGCTGCACCAAGCTGCGCGGCTGATGGCATTGGGTCACTCAGTTGTCGTCGACGATCTCCGCTTCCCAAATGAGCATGACGCGATCCATGCTGCCGGTGGCGACACCTGGCGCATCGTGAGACCGGATGCGCGGGTAACGGTTGCCCATGCGTCGGAAGGTCAGCTTGACTTGATCCACATGCCCGAGATCTTCAACGGCGGGTCGGTTGCTGACCTACATGCGGCCGTTGATCGCACTCTAGGAATCAATTAATAAGAGAGTTTCACCATGGTAGATATCGCCGAACCACCACCTCTCCAGGATCACCGCTTCGGGGAACTGTTCAAGGGGAAACACTACGCTTTTGCGCGGGGCCTCACCATAAATCCGACCCATCTGCCGATCGCGCTCGATGCGATGCTCGAAGACGGATGGGCGCTTAAGGCCATCTTCGGCCAGACCGATGCCGAGAAGATCGGCTTCATTTTCAAGCGGGTGACATCATGCTGACCACAGAACAGATTCAGGACATCGTCGCGGACGCACTAGAGGAAGCCGGCCACGGTAATACCGACTTCATCCTCAGTGTGCGCGAAGGCCGCCAGAACGACGGACCCTTCATGCGCGGCGCCTTGGCTGTCCGCGATGCGCTGGAACAGTCAGAACAGTGAGCGATTTCGCAGCCGCCGCCCGACGCTATCGGCCTGCGATGCTGCGATACGCTCGCAACCTAACGCCGGCTGACATCGACGGGGACGACGTGGTCCAGGAAGCACTGATTACGGCCTGGGAGATCGGGATCACAGACAAGCTGGGAATGTTGCGTCTCACTCGATTCGCGGCGGCGCGCGCCCGGCGGCCGGTGACGCGAACAGGGATCAACCAATACGCCGGGCCGCATGCTGCGACCGACCTGGTTCGGGAGTCTTACGACGCCGAGGCGGACGGCCGCGCGGTGGCGCCGCAGCAGGGCCTCGCGTTGTACGTCGAGCAGCTTCGCCGTCACTTCGAGGGGTTGGGACCGGCGCAACAGGACGGACTCAGCGGGCTGGCTGACGGGTTGACGGTTGGCGAAGTGGCCGAGCGCCACGGTCGAACCGTCGCTGCCACCAGCGCGGCCATCAGTTTGGGTCGGCAACGGCTCTGCCAGAAGTTGGGCATTGCGCCCGGCGAATCAAATTTCGCGTGATAATTGGAGGGACCAATGAGCGGTATTGGACATAATTCTGAGGGTAACGTTGCGGCTGAGCAGTTGCGCCTCTTTCTGGAGCGTATTGAGCGCTTGGAGGAAGAGAAGAAGGGGATCAGCGACGACATTAGGGACGTCTACCTGGAAGCCAAGGCAAATGGCTACGATGTGAAGACGATGCGCTCGATCGTCCGGTTGCGGAAGATGGAGATGCACGCGCGGCAGGAAGCCGAAGCCCTGCTCGACACCTACAAAGCGGCCCTCGGGATGCTCTGACGGTGAGCAGCCTCGAAACCTACATCCGGCAGCTCGCTGACCAGGACAATGTCCGCATCCACCTCTGGCAGACGAAAGGCGGGTTCTTCCAGGCCAACGTCAGCGAGAACGCAATCGGCGGCGCATGGACCTGCCACACGGCTCCAGACCCCATCGAAGCGCTCACGGTGGCGCTGCGTCTCCGGGCAACCGGCGCCAACGGCCGCACGGTGTTGTTCGACGAGGATGCGCCGGCGGTAGTGACCGAGGCTACCACAGACCCGCGCCAGGTCGACATTGAAGAGGCGATCGCTGCGACACCCCTCCCCCGCCCTGCTGACGATTTTGAGGATTTCCTGTGACGCTCATCGAAGCTGGACCGTTCGCAGGTCTTCCGCGCAACCACTTCGGCGTCATAGAGGCTGATCCGGCTTGGTCGTGGGTTAATTTCTCAGGGAAAGGCGCTGCACCGCATCGGACAGCCGAGGCACCTTACCCGGTGATGACGCTCGATGATATGAAGGCGCTGCCGGTCGCCGATATCGCGGCGAAAGATTGCCTGCTGCATATGTGGGTGATTGGCAGCCACCTCGACCAGGCCATCGAACTCGGACGGACTTGGGGCTTCACGTTCAAGTCCGACGGTCTCGTGTGGGTGAAGACCGGCAAGAACGACTCAGCGGTGCGACCGATCGGCATGGGAAAGTGGGTGCGGAAGCAGGTGGAATATGGCCTGTTGTTCAGCCGCGGGTGGCCGAGCCGCCTGGATGCCGGTGTCCGCCAGCTCATCGAGGCCGAGGAGCAGGTGATATATGCGCCGAAGCGTGAGCACAGCCGCAAGCCCGATGAGCGCTATGAACGCCTAGAGCGGCTTGCGGCCGGTCCTCATGTTGAACTGTTTGCGCGCACAGAACGGCCGGGCTGGTCGGTCTGGGGTAACGAGACGCAGAAGTTTAGAGCCGCAGGTGACGACTTCGACTCGCTACTGGTGGACGATTTCGACGAGTTGTGACGCTGTTCAGGCTTTGTCAGTCTTCATATCACTAAGAATGTCGCGTTTCACGCCCTCAGCAATGAGTCGTCGAATCGCGTCGGATCGCGACCAGATTTGAAGCCTAGCGCGATATTCGTCGAGCACGGCCATTTCGGCCGGGCTGATGACCAACTGAATACGCACGTCCTTTTTCTCCATTTTTGCCTGATGCCGCAACGCCTGCGGTGATGCAACATATAATAGTGAACTTACACATCTTGCAATCATGGCTCAAGTTTGGCAACTTCCGATTCGGAAAGCAAGGGGCTGAATGATCCCCATGGGGCTAAATAGGGGATTTCCTACAGCCCCGTACCTGTGAGAACAGATAGAGAACATTGATTCGCGGAGGATGTATGAAACAGTTTGATCTAAGTTGTATTTACACGTGTCGCGCTCATGTAAAATCAACTAAAACGAGTCCAATCAACCGCTTGCAGGAAGCGTTAAACATCGCATCTACAAGCCTTTTCCCTTACGTTATCGGCACTATTAACAAATGGTTAAAGAGGTGCTGCGTGACCAGAGCGCCTTACGCTTCGCCGCATTTCTTCAACTAAAACGTGAAAAGCACTTGTGCAACTTTGGCCACATGGCCAAAGTATTTTTCATGGAACCGAATCCACGGGGGATCGTTATGCTTGGTTTTTCTGGTGAAATGTCGCACCCACTTTCGTTCGTGCAGGTCAAGTGTGACGGCAAGACCGACTTCTGGGCACCTCGCAAAACGGGAGATTATGCGCAGGATTGCGATATCGGAACGAAATGTGCCGAGGAGCTTCTGGAATATCTCGAAGAAGCCCGCGACCACATGATCTTCAAGAGCATCTGCCTGGCGATTACCGACTCAGGAGCGGTCACAGGCACCGAAGTCGGCTTCTTCAGCCGAATCGGTATCACGCTGATCGGATTACCGACTCGCAGTTAGCCGGAAGTGGGTCAAGTCGAAGACTACCGTCCCGCTGCGGTCAGTCCAGCGGTCCGCATAATCCCCATCCGCTCGATACCAGGCATACACGGCACGTCCGTCACGGGTTAGCCCGAAGATGCGACGTGGAATTGCCCGGAAGCTATCAGGGAAATCACGGTCGACCAGTGTTCGGCGCGCTAACGGCGCCTCCTGTATTGGCAGCCAACCCTGGATGGCGCTGACCCGCTGGTCGACGCCGTCGCGGATCATGCTGAGGCTCCCAGCATCGCGACATCGCAGCGGTGTCGTTCGATCTCACCGTAATCCTTGTGGTGGACGATCAGGCGCATGTCACGGCCGGCGCGGTAGCCATGTGACGCGGCATATGCGTCCTTGGCAGCCAGTGTCCGGAACGACTCACATGTCACGCCGGCCAGTTCCTTCACCGCCTGATGATGCACATGTCCGGTGTACCAGTAGCGGAAGCGTGTAAGCCCCCACTCCCGGTAGGCATCGGTCGCCATGACGCCGAGCAGCGCATCCTGTTTAACCGTGTCGCCGTGTGTCGATCCGATCAGTACCTGGCCGAAGCGATAGAACCAGAATTTCGCGGGTGACGTGTTCACCTCAACACGAGGCTCATTTTCGAAATAGGCGGATATCGCCATGGTGAGCGCCCACGTCGCATGCGGATCATGGTTGCCCGGCTCCATGCGAACGATGACCTTCGCGTGCTTCTCCAGCATGCGGATGATGGCGTGACGCATCGCCCGGATGCCGACTTCCAAGATCTTCGGAAACCGGCTGTCGACGTCGAGCTGATGACGATGCGCTGGTGTCTGATTCGTCTGGTCGTCGTTGTGGAAGTAGTCCCCAAGGTTCAGGATGATAGCGGTTGCCGCCGGCGGTGCAGCCGACACCAGGCGGTTGATCGCGCCCAGCGTTAGGCGTTCAGCCTCTTGCAGGTCGAAGTCCTCACCCGCCTCTCGACCCCATGCGTGCATCCCGAAGTGCGGGTCACCCATCGGATAGACTGCGAGGATATCAGCATAAGTCGTAACGGGGGCGGCTGTGATCGGAGCCAGACCGCGGAGGTCATCTGCGAGCGCGGCGATTGCGGCACGTTTAGCCTGGTCGAGTGCATCCGGATCAGTGCCAGTTTTAACCCACTGGCCGCGTTGCTGGCCGGCAGCATCGAAATAGGTCGAGACACCCTTGATCAGGTAGCCGTCGTGCCCGTCGCGTTCAGGTCCAGCGCCGACGCCGCCTTCATCGTGAACGGATGCCGGCGCTTCCTTTAATGAGGAGCCGGTGACGCTACCATGTTCATCATAGTGGGTGGTCAGTTCGCGTTCGGTGAACCCTGGCGTGCCGCGGGGCTTCAGGGCAGCGGCGCGATCGGCTGCCTTTTGGAGGGCGCGCATTGATCGAGAGATAAGACCCTGGCTGACCCCCAACGCGCGATCGGCGGCGCTCTGTGAACCGTGCTTCTGGATTGCGTCGATAAATTCGATCTGACGCGGGGTAGCGTATTGCCTTAGTCGGTCATCGATGTGCTTCGGGTCGCTCATACGATCCCCTTGCCGGGTTGGCGCGTTCATCGGCGAGCTGTTGCATCAGCCGTTCGATCTTGCGCTGTTGGTCGTCGTTGACGCGGTTGCCGGCGGCAAACTGCTGAGATAGCATGAAGCCGAGCATCCCAAGAATGATGGTGAAGGCCAGACTACCGGCCTTCCAGAAGTTGCCACGGAACTCCTTGTTCGACGTGGCCACGGAGATTTTCAGTTCGCCGATGGCAGTGTGGATGCCGGCATAACGCTCGGCACAGACTTTCTCGTGGTTTTCGATGTCACGAGCATTCTGCTTGCCGAGGTTGAGGGCGTCGTATGCCACTTGATCGATGCTCACTGACCTACCTTCGGGCAACCGGCCACCGCGGTTTCCAGTTCGTTGTTGCGGGCGATGCGAAGCGTGCGACCGGCGGCGATCAGCAGGTAGCGCTCGGCCGCATCGACGGCGGCTCGAAGTGCAGCATCGGTGTCGGGATAATCGGGTTCGTCCCCCAGCGTCGCCGGGATACAGGGTTGCGGCACCGGCACGTTGACGGTGACCGTCCGAATTTCAGGGCGCGGCGTGTGACCGCAGCCGCTGAGCAGGGCGATCGCAAACATCGCACCGAACATGATGGCCAGAAACCTCATGACGTGCCGAACCGCTCACGCATTTCAGCGCGATGCTTGGCTACTGCGGCGGTCCACGCGGCTTCATGTGCCGCGCGGTCAGGATGATCCTCGGAGACTGCGTGGGCACCGTAAAACTTGATGCCGCCTTCGGAAGCGTTCTGCACGCCGCCACGATTTGCGTAGACCTTGTAGCTCTTGTCGGTCAGGCCGAACGAATAACCTTCCTCATCGGCCGCGTAACGGCGCATGATGTCCAGGAAGTCGTCCGGATGGAGCGAACCACAATACGAGCAGGTGCGATCACCGTTCGGCCGGACACTCCATGTCGCTTCACCGTTGAAGGGAGCGTGAAACGGGCTATCGGCACCAGGGCCGCGGCCACAGAAAAACGTATCGGTCATTTCAAGGACTCCAGTACCCGGCGATCGGCATCCATGACGCGCTCGCAGACGGTATCGCCATTCAGCGGTACGCTCAGCATCGCGGTTGCGCGGGCACGCGCCTTCCGGGCGGCAGCCTGCGCGGCTTCCAGTTTCTGCTGCGTGGTGGCGAGACGGGTTGCGGCGACTGCGGATTGACGCTGCCACTCGGCATTCTGCCGGGCGATGGCCGTTTCCAGGTTCGCGCGGTTGGTGGTTTCGGTCGCCAGGTCAGCTTCGACTGTCTTGATTTTGGTAGTCAGCTTGGCAACCACATTGCGCAGATACCGAATCTCGATGCGGCTGTAGATCAGCCCGCCGGTTGCCGTCAGCAGGGCTACGCCTGCGACTCCGCTGACGATCTGCCACTTGATCGCTGACAGGGAGATCATGGCTGTGCCGCCATGCATGAGTTGTAGCGACCCAACTGGCGGGTCCAGACGCCCCAGCACCGCCTGTTCGGCTTGCCGTTGATTGTCGTGCTGCAGTCGTAACCGGCGGCGAAGCGGTAGAGCTTCAGCGACTCGCAGGCCTTGACGTAGTTGCCTGCCAACAGGTTCCGACGCATGGACGACTTGTTCCAGTTGCCGATCCCGAACTGCCCGACGTAATTGATGTAGACGTCATACTCGCCTTGCGTCAGCCTGACGCCGGGCAACGTGGCGGCGAACTTCCGCTCATCTTCGGCAGCAAGGTTGCGGGCGAGTTCGGCAGCGCGTTTGCGGGTGATCGTGTCACCCATCTTCACCTTGCTGCCGTCTTCGTAGCGGGTCGACCCATGGCCGATCGTCGGTACGTCGCCCTTCGTAGGAATGACGGCGTGATCGGTATAGCCTTCGTGAGCCTGCCATGACGCGAAACCCGCGACCGACAGGCTCAGTGCAGCAACAGCGATGCGGACACCGCCGTTCTTCTGCGACGATGCGTTATTTACCGCCATTGGCCAGCTTTTCCTGGATGACCACGCGCGCCCACATCGAGAGGCCGGTCAGCGCCAGCGGGATGAACAGCGCGAAGTTCTTCGGGAGGAACGACTGCAGGAAGACCGGCAGCACGTTCCAGATGTCGACCATCGCCGTCGGCCAAGCGGCCAGCAGCGTGAGGATGATCCCGTTCAGCGCGTTGATGCGGTTCGACCAGGATTTGACGAAGGTCGCCTTCCAGTCGTCGAACAGCTTGATGTTCAGCAGAGCCACCGGCTTACGCCTTGCGGACCAGTACCGAAAGGGTCGTGCTCGCGAGATCGACCGCGCCACCGGTTTCGTTCTGCAGGACGACGGTGACCGTATCGGCCGCTGATACATAAGCGTGCAGGATGACGCCGGCTTGGCTGACACCGACAGAGGCCTGGCAGAAGTCGCCGAGCGCGGCACCGGTGACGGTAACCGTGGTCGTCGCCTGCGCACCGTCGGCAACGCTCGCGAAGTCGTGGGTCTTGCTGCCGGTCAATACTTCACCGACGGCTGCGTCGATGATGTTGAACGCGTCGGCGATCGCCTTGCGGAAAGGGATGATGCCGAGGAAGGTCAGCGGCAGCGAAAGATTGGTGGTGAAAGCCATTCGGTGGTGCTCCTTTGGGCCACGAGTCACGGCATAAGTGATTCCGCATTACCACCGAATCGCCGGAACAGCAACGAATCGGCTGTCGTTTCAACTAACGGTTGACTTGTAAGAGGCGATTCCATAATCACTTGATTCGTGAATTTGATCACTGCGGGAGACTCGAAAATGATTACCATCGATCACCACGTGGCCGCGCAGCAGCACTTCGCTGACCGCGACTATGGTGCCGTTCTCAAGGAAATGCAGCGCGGCTTCGATGCTGCGGTCACTGGCGGTCAACCGCTGTTCCGCACCGATGCCGCAGGTCTCTTTGACCTGTATCTCAACAGCCTGCCGACCGGTGATGTCGAGGAACGTCAGTACCACAACTGTAACTGCTGCCGACGTTTTATCGAGAATTTCGGCGGGTTGGTGACTGTTGGTGAAGACGGTGCGTTGAACCCGGTCATGTGGGCCAGCCAAGTCGACGGCTATTACGCCACAGCAATCATCGCTCTGCGCGATCGGGTCGAAAAGGCGAAGATCGTTTCGGCGTTCCTCAGCAGCGAGAATATCTGGGGCACACCCGTTACCGGCGCCTGGACTCACTTCGCGGTGAACCCGTTAAGCGCCATGGTCTATCGTAACTATGCGCTCACCGCAGGCCGAGCGATGGCTGCCAACAAGGAGCGCCGCCGCATCGTTATCGAGGCCCTTCACGACTTCAAGCCGGCGCTGCTGGACGAAGCGCTCCGCGTCCTCAAGGCTAACGCGCTGGCGCGCAGCGAGAAGTTCGTGGCACCGCTCCAGTGGCTGCGAGACCTGCATGACAGGCCCAAGGGTCGAGCCGGTGACAATCTCCTGTGGGTTGCCGTGACCAAGGCTCCGGAAGGGTTCTGCCATCCGCGTTCCGCAGTCACCGGCTCGCTTCTCGAAGACATTGCTGCCGGGCTGCCGTTCCCTGACGTTGAGCGCCGCTTCAATGCGAAGATGCACCCGCTCCAGTATCAGAGGCCGCAGGCGGCCCCGTCCATCGGCAACATCAAGGCTGCCGAGGAACTGGTCGCCAGGCTTGGCATCGCTCCGTCGCTCGAACGCCGGTATGCACAACTGGATGATCTGAAGACGCTGCTGTGGAAGCCGTGCCCTGTAGAGGAGAAGCAAGTCCCAGTTGGCATCTTCGGCCACCTGGAACCCAAGAATGCCGACCGGGTGGCTTCACTCAATATCCCGGCGCAAACGATGACATGGGAGAAGTTCGCCCGCACCGTGCTGCCGACGGCTGCGCAGATCCAGTTACTCACGCCACACGGTCGCGGCAGCTTCATCGGCGTTACGACTGCCGTTCACGCCGACGCACCACCGATCCTGAAGTGGGATCGCGAGGATGAGCGCAACCCGATCGCATGGTATTGCTACAACAACGGGAGTTCACCGGAGGCCTGGGGGCTGCGCGGCGGTCGCTACGTCGACGTCACGGCGATCACCCCGTTCCCGACGCTCACGGGTAGCCGGCCGATGCCGGAACTAGCGGACGGCGTTATCCTGGTGCTGGACGGCGCGCGTGACTCCAACACTGGTGTCAGCAATGCGTTGTTCCCAGAGTGCCTGAAGTCCGAACTGCACGGCATCCGGTCGACCATCGAAGCCTACTCCCGCTCAGCGCGGCTGCACGGTCGCGAGGAAGCGTCAGCTAACGGATACGATCTGCGAAAGTCGAAGGCGCAGTGTCACCTCCAGGTCTTCGACGGACGGTCCTGGAACGATTACCGCATTGACCGTTGGGACTGACATCACCGGACCCCGGCTACCAATAGCCGGGGCGAGGATGAAATCAGCGGGAGATATTCTCATGCACATCATGGTCGACCTGGAGTCTTGGGGCCTCGTGCCCGGCAGCGACCTGCGCAGCATCGGTGCAGTCGTGTTCGATCCGGTAGCCGGGACACTCGGGGAGGAGTTCTATGTCAACGTCAAGGGCGGTGGCGCGTATCATCTGACCCATCACCCGCAGACGGTTGCATGGTGGATGGAGCAGTCGGAAGAAGCGCAGCAGCGCCTCCTGGTTGACCGCGTCGACATCGCCGAAGGACTGCATCAGTTCTCAACCTGGTGGTACTCGCAGGAGACACCCGACCAGGCAGCCCGCTTCTGGGCGCAAGGGCCACACTTCGACGAGGTGCTGCTGGCAGCTGCGTACCGCGCGACCGACCAGAAGGTGCCGTGGCACTACCGGGCGCCGCGTGACGTGCGGACGATCCTCGAAGCTGCAGGCATGGACCCGAAGACGGGCATCCCGGAATACGGGGTCGCGCACAACGCGCTGGACGATGCGAAGGCGCAGGCCATGGGTGTCATCGAGGCGTATCGCCGGTTGCGGGAGCGGGTGTGATTGCCATCCTGGTAGCGCTGGCGATCGCCGCAGCGTTCTACATCGCGCAGGAGCGGGCACACCGTCCTAAGCGGCAACGAATCAGAAGGTTCAGGTTCATGACCAACAAACCCGAAGCCAATCACTATTACACCGTGCTGCCGGTCGACGGCGGCATGGATTGCGGAGTTGCCTACGCTACCACGCTCTGGGAAGTGCTGTCGGTCAACGAGACGCATGTCCTGATGCGTGACGTGTCGACGGCCACCAAGGCGGCGGCGTACCAGGTGCTCACGTTCAGCGGTTGGGTGCGACAGGAAACGCCTGAGTGCGCCGCCCGCGAACCGGTGTTGGTGCAGCTCGACAAGTTTCGCTGGTCGCAGGCTGATGAGATGGCGAAGGTTGCCGCGTCGGAGTTCATCGACTCCCCGGTGGCAAAGCTGTTTAGCGGTGGGGTGGCAGCATGAGTATTGTCGAGTTCAACGGCGGGCCGATCACGCATCGCTACCTCATGAACAAGTCCAAGCATGACCTTTCGACCATGTATATGGATTTGCTCCGGTGCCTGCGACACGAGACGCTTCGAGAGCCGGAAGGATGGTTCCTGCATTCGGCACAGCATCAACATACTGGCGTCCATTGTTTGGGCGATACACACGACCCGCTTCCACATGTCGATGGGGCATGGTGGGTTGAGTTTCAGCGCTATCCGACCGGCGGCCGCCTGGCCCGCGGCCGTGGGCGCAGCTTGGCCGAGGCTTGGCAGAATGCTCGCGATGCGGTTGCGGCGATTGAGCGGAGGACGGCATGAGCGTCCTCGAAGGTAAGTTCGAGCCGGAAGCCCGCGACTGCCGTGACCCGCTGTCGGCGGCAGCCACGTCCATCGCGGTTTCCCTGAAGCGCATCGCCGATGTCCTGGATACCAATCTCGGCGACAACGCCTGGGCCGGTAACATGAATCTGCTCAGCCTGCTGAACCAAATCGAGATGAACGGGAGGTCATGATGATAAAAGATTCTTGGATTGGTACGGATGTAGCGCGCCGCCGCCTCGCCGAGGCCGGGTATGACGTGATCGTCGAAGGCGAGGCATTTCGCTACAAGAAGCAGGGGGTCAGCGGAAAAATTCGCATCCACCAGTGGGGTGTCGATGAATGGGCGATACTCCGCTTGGAGGATCGCGGCTCATGAGCCGAACCATGGTTGTCCTGACGATCGTCGGCACGGTCGAGCAAGGCGTGACGATGCCTGAGTTGAGGAAATTCGCGGAGGATGCTGTATCATCGTGGGGTGGTCAGCGGCATCCGGATGATCCGCTATTTGGTAGCGTGGCCGTCACCCACGTTCACGCGGCGCGGGTGGCAACGGTGGAGGTTGAGTGATGGCAATCGTTGAGTACGATCCTTACGAGTACGACCTTGGCGAGGATGAACGAAATCGGCCGCCGGTTAAGGCGTTTCTGCTCTATGAAGGCAACACCTATTATCCGGGTGAGGCGACCGAGGATCTGAAATGTTCCGCTGACACGGTTGAGGAACTTCGCGAAGAGGTTTCCAGGCGATTTGAGGCTGACCAATATGATTGGTGGAAAATCGTTCAGCACAGCAACATGGCCATCGTTGCCGAAGGTCCAGAGAAAAATAGGTAGCCGAGGTCGCTACTGAATAGAGGGAGGTTTCGATGACCGATGTGACCGAACTGGCCTCCAACCGGGCGTTGTTCAAGCAGGTGATCCGCGAACGCAACGCGTGCCCCGCAGGCATGTCGCACTTCCGCCACGGCTTGAAATGTGTCGTTTGCGATGCCGACATTCCGAGCTGCGGCAACTGCGCCAGGTCTTACACCGGTCGCGATCCTCACACGGTCGCCTGTGGCTGTGGTGTTGATGACGAGGCGTTGCAGGACGAAGACCCAACCAAGAACCCTATATGGGCGATCCGTAAATATCATCAGAAGGGACTGCTCCAGATGCTACTGAGCGGTAAGACGCCGGAAGGCGCCGACGATGAGGCGCTGAGTCCGGAAGACGGTCGCGAGTGTTTCATGTGGGAGCCGAAGGTATGACACACGAAGAACTGGATCGCTTGGGACCGGAGCTGCAGAAGCGCTGCAACGATGAAATCGCCCGACGGTTTCCCACGTGGTCTCGATATGCGGTTGGCCAGATGCTCGATCAGACCATGAGCGATCTTGCTCCGGATTGGGGTTGGATGAAGGTTTCTACCGTGAGCGGCGTGCCCGAAATCCGCCTGATGCAATACCATGGAAACTTGCAACCACATGGAGGCAGCGATGGCTACTGAGTCTATGGTCGAACGTGCCGCACGCGCGCTCTGTGCGTCCGACGGGCACGATCCTGACGGGGCAAACGCATCCTCCTGCGGTGATCCGTTTTGGATGTTTTACGTTCCGAAGGTTCGCGCCGTCTTTCACGCGATCCGTGAACCAACTACCGCGATGACTGAAGCCGGCGGCTCTAGGCTGTTTGCTGGGTCGCGGACTCAAGCGGATACGCTTGCGGTCGACACATGGCAGGCCATGCTCGACGCGGCTAATCAGTAGCAGGAGAAGCTACCGTGAAGAAATGGGGCAAACTGGCCATCGCGCTGCTGATCCTCAACGAGATTCGCGGCCTCGTAGTGGTCGCCGGAATCCTGTCAGCGTGGCACCCCTTTACCTGACTGAAGGCTGCGGTATGCGCGCTTACCGGCGTTCCCAGCAGGCGATGAACGATGCGAACGGTAGCTTACCTGGCAGCAGGTCAAATATGCGCTCGGCACCCATGACAATCGGTGCCATGAACCGCTTCGACGCGTTGGGTATTCGCAGGAACATATTAAGTGCCAGTAGAAAATAGGCCGGGCCACCAAAGTAGCGCACGCCTATTTTTCTGAAATCGGCACCATGCTCTGCTAGCAGCCGATCGTGCGACAGTGCCTCTTCCGAGGCCGCGTCGAAATTCGACTTATCCCATTTGTACCAGAGGCGCCGGACCGGATTCAGGAAATAGTCCGCGTTCGGTTCTGACATGACCAAACGCCCGCCGGGTTTCAGTAGACCGCTGATATTCGCGAAGGCTGTGTCCAGATCTTCAATCAGGTGATGGATGCCGCCCATGACGATCACGGCGTCATATTTTTGGCCGTGGTGGAACGGCTTTGTCATGTCAGCGACGAAGGCCGGACTACGGTGGGCGGCTTCGAAATCTAAAACGGCCTTCTCTGATATATCGCATCCCGCGATTGATAACTGAGGATTCCTCTCTCGCAGCCAACCAACGGCTTCCCCTTGACCGCAAGCGATTTCCATCACCGAGTTCGCGCCGTGTAAGTATCTGGCGACCCGTTTGAATACGTATTGCTCCTTGTATGCATGAGCATACCTGTCAGCGGTGGACGCGTAATATTCGTCGTGGATACCCTCGAAAATTTCTTTCTGTCGGCTGTCCATACCACCCCCGCAATCAGTTCAACCCAAAGCATCGACCGCCTTTTATGTGGCGGCACCCCGAAGCGCATCAAGCCCGTGCACTTTCAAAGGCAGGGTATTTCACATTAGCAATGTAATGCAACAGCGTTAACTACACGATGCGGCGGTAGTGTCCGAAGCAGAAACAAATGTGCCCACCATCGATGTGCTGGTGTTCCGAAACCGGAGGTTTCTCCGTTTCATTCGATGATGCGCGGATGATCGACAGCAGTTGTTCCGGTCACGCTTCCGATGAATGTCGTTCGTTCGCTATATGGGTCTCGATCTAGATGGGAATAGAAATTCTGAAGGCTGGGGTGGATCAGTTTCGGACTGAAGCCCTTTGCCAACGCCGCAATCTCTGCGGCGTCCAGTTGCCCACCAGTCCAGTGGCCGACCTCCGCTAGATCACCTTTGGCAGTCGTCCAAAATGCATCGAAAGGGTCACCTAGCGTGAAAAATTGAGCAGTGCCGATTGTCCAGTCGGCATTCGAATTACCCGACGCCTCTTGAACGCCGTCGATATATATCTGGTTCGATTGACCTGACAGCCTGTTGTAATTGACCGCAACATGATGCCACGCTCCGTCTTTTATGGACGAAGTCGCTGTTATATCCACCGCTGGCGTGCTGCTGTTTGGATACGCCAAAAATCGCATCTTGGTTCCGGTCGCCTCGAACAAAAACGCCCAGCCTTGGCGACTTCCGCTTGTCCAATGTGACGCCGTCATCGCGTGGGCCGTGGTGTCCGTCCCTCTGAACCAAAATGCCACGGCGCCGAGGCTATCCCCGATAGAAGGGACTTCGACGTTGTAGTGGATTCGATCGGTCGAGTTGACGAAGTTCCTGGCCATTACTGAGCCACCATCATCACGCGCAGAAGTTCTGCGTCGCCGGTCGCGGTGTCATTCGCTACGTCCCGCGCGATCTTCAACCGGAACATTTCACCGGCCGCTAGGCTGTCCATCGCTGACCCATTTGCGATATTCACACTCATCTTGAGAAGCTGCCCGCTTGTTCCGGGGACCGTCGCGGCAGTTATGGTTGCGGCAGAGGCGAAGCTGTCGCTGTCTACATCCAGGCCACTCGCGTCCATGCGCTCAATCGAGACCAACCAGCCTACCGTGCCCGATGTTGCCGAAGTAAGAGAACACCAGACATAAACCGTAATGCCGCTACCGGCATAATCGTTCGGCAAGACACCGTCGAAGACGGCCGATTCCTGTGTCGTCGTGTCGAAGTCAAGGCAGGGGTGCCCGTTGCGGCTGTCTAATGTCGCGTAATTCGATGACGGCGGCACATTGTCTTTCGGCCCCCACTGCAAATTCCACGCGTTTCCAGAGCCTCCACCTGCCAGTGCGGCACCACTCGCCCGCTGATACGCCACGCAGCGAACCACGTCCGATCCTTCGGAGACGAAACAGGCGGTATCGCCCGCCGCAGTGGTGATGTTTGCGCTGGTCGGCAGGATCAGCGTCGAGGTGTTGTGAGTCAGTGTCAGCGCACCCGCGAACTTAACCCATGCCTTGCGCCCGGCCTTGTCCGTGGCGAAGTCGATGTCCGTGATCGCGGTGGTGCCGGTGATGTTGAAATAGCCGCCTTCGTCCAGCGAGACAGTGCCCGCGCTGGCAACATCGCTACCCTGTTCCCATAACGCTGCCACAGCATCGGGGGTGGCGATCTTGGCATTGTCTGTGCCGGCCAGAATCTCAGTAGGGGCCGCGTAAGCGCCGGTCAGGGCTGACACGAGATTATGTTCCATATGGCCCCAGGACATTCCCACACTCGCCTCGGTGCCACCTGCATTGTCGGCGGTCGCCACATACCAGTCGCCGACATCGACGGTGGTACCGGAAGCGCCGCCGATCTTGCCTGACACTGCGACGATATAGACATCGCCCTTCGATGCCGCCGGATAGTTGGGATTGCCCGAACAGTCTGTCGCGCCCTTGAAGTCGAGCAGTCCAGTGACCGCCGCGTCGACATAGGTTTTGACTGCCTTCTGCGTGGCGATCTTGCTGTCGCTGTTTGCGGCAAGTGTCCCGTCTGTGTCCTTCGCGCACAGCGCGATCTCGGCAGCCGTTGCCCGGCGCGACACCCATTTGGTGATCGTTACGCTCTCGCCGGCGGCATTGTCGACGATGACATCGCCATCGGTCCCGCCGATCGTCATCTTGGTGGTCGTGAGTGCGGTGATGACGCCGACGAGGATGTTGTTCGCGATGTCACCAGTGAAGCCTGTCACCTTCACCCGGTTGCCGACCGTAAAACCTGCCGCCAGAAAGCCGCCGCCGCTGTCGTTGTAGCTGTTGTCTACGGCGGCTGCTGAAATGGTCGACGCCGTAATCGTAACCGTCGCGGAAAGCTGTGAAACCTCTAGCAACTCGGCACCGGTCAGCGCCGCAACCGCAAGAAGAGAAGTGATGTAACCGGCCATTTAGTCCTCCATAAGACGGACTTCGCCGTCTTCGGTGTAGCGAACCGCACCGTCTTCGGTGAAGCGGGTATCCGCATTCACCAAAAGCCAGTGCGAGAAATATTGCAGGCTGACGAAGTCACCGTCGGCGTCCGTTCGCGCGGAATAAACCCGAACTTCGACGAAAACCTCGGCTCCGAAATCGGCATCGGGCACGTCGAAACTGCTGCCGGTAAGCCCGTCATGGGTCACCAGCAGCGTGCCATCTGATGCGCACACCTCGATGGTCGTGGTCTGCCCAGTTTCCGGCGTCACGGATGCGTCTGTCCAGAGCAGGATCTGACTGTCTTCGGTCAGCCGGTTGCGGTTCGACCACGTCACCGTCACCCATGGGTCGACGCGGTCACGGGCGTCGATATACGCCGTTTCGCTCGACCAGGCTCCCCCGTGGGCGGTCACATTCGCCGGCCGCAGCGGCAACCACGGTCGCTCGGTCATCGTGCCACTGAGCGTCGGGGCTGACTCTAGAGCGAGTTGGCCCTGCGAGGTCTGGCTGAGCAGCTTATACTCGACTGTCTCACCGGCTGACCGCACCTGACGATCCTCGTACAGCGTCTCGCCGTCCACGAACCAGATGTGCGTCCCGGTTGCCCATGCGCGCGGCACCGTATCCATGACGCCGCGCGCCAGCGAGATTTCGCCGGTTCCGGAATCGACGGCGGTCACCATCGCCACTTCCATCGCGGTTTCGTCGTCACTCGCGGCGCCGATGAGCACGAAGCCACCCTGCGACGGCAGCGTCTGGCCGGTGAAATCCGTCATCGTGACGCCGGTGGTCGCAGCCTCGGCCACCAAGTCGGCAGCCAGTGCCCCGCGGCCGATGATGTTGTTGGTGCCGACCGACGACCACTGCAGCGAGCCATCGGGCAGCGGCAACTGGGTGTAGAGGTCATAGGCGAATGTGTCGGTGTTGTCGGTCGTCGCCAGGATGCCTGCCACCGCCTCCGGATAGACCGGCTCACTGCCGCCGACCTGCGCGACAGCCTCGGCTGCCAGGAAGGTCGGCAGCGTGATGACGCGCGCCTCGGTGATCGGCTCCGGGGCACTGGACGGATCGACCCAGCCGCTGCCTTCCGGTTCGACGTAGGCGCCGGCATCCAGGCTGAACACGTCTTCCATCAACACGGCGCGGATGGTCATGTCGCCGGGTCGCCCGTAATCGACGGACATGACGCGCATGACGGCACCGTTGAGGCCGTGTTCCGGCCAGGCCATCTTGTAGCAGGCTGCCGGGCGGATCGCGTATGCGCTGCGGTCGATCTCGACTTCGCAGGATGCCAGCGGAGCGCCAACGGTGCGCAGGTCGCGCCGGGCAAGCTGTGTCGCCAGTGACGCGCTGCGGACGCCGTAGTAATTTCGGCTCGCCGAGACCACGTTGCCGCCCTGCATCGCGATGGACGCGAGATCCTGCGCGGTGACCGTTTCCTCTTGCTCGTTCTCCGGATTCGTCCAGGTGACGATGATCTCGTTGATGATCTCGCCCCACAGCTTCCGGTCGAACTTGGTGACGTCGCAGTTATCCGGGTTCAGTTCGGGCAGCGTGTCAGGGTCGTAGTCGTCGCGGATCAGCTTCAGCGTCAGCAGCCCAGTGGCCGGGTCGACGTAGAGCACAGCCTGGATGTGATCCAGAATCTCGCTGATGAAATCCTCGATCGCGGCCTGTCGTGTCCACATCATCGAGAGGCCGAAGCCTTCGTCGTAGAGGGTGTCCGCGGCGGCGCGGAAAGAGGTATCGTCGACGGCGGTAAGCGGCGCACCCATGCCCCAGCTTGTATCCGTCAGGCACTCGTGGACGATGTGCGCGGGGTTCATGTCCCCGCCGGTCGGGCTGCCTTTCTGCGCCAGCAGCGACAAACCGTGGCGATTGTCGCCCAGATGCGGATCGGTCGGACAGGTGATTCGATATTGCGTGTAGCCGGTGAACTGCATCGGCAGCAGCGCGTTGATCGCATCCCACGCATCGTCCTCGGTGAGATAGAGATTTGAACTTAATCCCGAACCGCTCCAAAGCAGCGTCTCGGCGCCACCGTTGGAGCCATAGACCCTGAAATGGTTGTCCCACGTCTGCCCGACAACAGGCGGCGGGCTAGGAGACGTTGATCCATCGCTGGCCCAGGCGCTCCAGCCGTCCCAGGTCAGCAGTCCGCCCGACGCAGCAGCGCGAGGCTTTGTGATGACTAGGAAGTCGGACGAGGTCATCGTGAGGGTGATGCCTCCCGACGCAGTATTACCGGCCGTGAAGCTATTGGCGGCGATGTTGAGCGGGACAGGCGTACCGAGTGCGAGTGCTACGTCTGCGGGAGTTATTACAGCCTTCTCCGGATACCACTGCTCCGAACCGTCGGCACGCATCAGGATGCGGCGAACCGTCGCCCAGACACCCGGTAGATAGGGGCTGTTCGCCGTCCAGTAGAAACCGCCGTTTGCTCCGGTGAAGAACAGGCTCGCGAGGCCTCTGAAGCCGGGGCAATCTGCGCCGGAACTCCGATCCAGCTTAACGGCAAGGTTGTCCGGCAGCACCTGGTCGCTGTGGCCGGGGAGGAACGTGACAGTTCCACCGAGTCCACCTTCCTTCTTGATGCCGCCGAAAAAGTTAGGATTGTTGATCGCGAAGTCACCCTGTGCGGTGACGCTTCCGGTCCAGGCAGCCTTCTCCTTAACGATGAGTGCGAGCAGCGCGTCGACCGGGCCGTTGCACACGCCAAGGTGATCGGACATGTAATATTCCGTCACCTCCATTTTGGGCTTGGATTTACCCATTGGGCACCTGCGGCGTTAAGATGATGCCTTCGCGTTCAATCTTCCGCGCAACCACGAGCGCGCCATGCGCGTCACCGACTGCCAGCATCTTTGTTGCCGAGATGCCGTTCTTCAGGAAGTCGCGGAAATCCAGGCCGTTGTCGGCAAACCATCCTTTGGCGCCGGGGTAGATGCAGATGCCAGCCTTCTTGACATCAGCGACTGTCACGATGATGTCGTCGGTGGATACCGTCATGCCTTCACCTTGTAGGTGCGCTTCGACTTGTCCCCGAACCACAGGACATTGAGACCCTTGACCGTCATGGTGCCGAACACGACAGGGATCGGGCGACCGGCCTCCGCTGTCGGGTCTTCCAGATCCTTCGCCGCCTCCGGCTTGGGAGCCTTCGGTTTCGGCATGATGAGATAGGAGATGATGCTGATCGCAAGGCTGATGCCTAGTGCGACGAAGAAGGCCATCGGTCTCTATCTCCGAGCAATCCGAACAGTCCCCTGCAATCGCAGTATCACGTAATAGTTGATTTTAGAAGCCCCCTCCTGATAGGCTTGCCGCGTGATTCAGTTCATGGTCATCGGGCTACCGCGCAGCGGCACAACATGGGCGGCCAACTGGCTGTCCACCGGCGCAACGTTGTGCGTGCATGACCCACTGTGGGAGACACATTACGAGGATCTGGATGCCGTCATCCCAGCACGTGCCGGTAACCGCATGCCCGGAATTGCCTGTACCGGCATCTGGCGGTGGGTGGACTGCCTGAACCGTCACCCGGCGCGCAAGCTGATCCTGCACCGCGACATCGCCGCCGTTCGCGCCTCGCTGCGCGCCAAAGGGCTACCTGTGCCGGATCACAGGGCGGTGGCCGCACTCGACCGGGTTGACGGCATGCACGTCGCATTCGACCAGCTGTTCGACACCGACCGCGCCGAGCCACTGTGGTCGTTCCTTACCGATAGTCTACCGTTTGACGGGGAACGGCATCGCGAACTGGCGCAGATGAACATCCAGCCGCAGTTCGACCGGATACGGGTCAACCGATCCGTCGCCCGCCGCCTGGCGGTCGAGTTGCGTCAGTAATAATTGTTGTAGAAGCCGATCGGGTTCTTCAGCGGAATCCACGGTTGCCCGCCATAATTAACGATGTTGTTGTGAACGTCCGCGCAGTCGCTCATCTGCCGGCTGCAGCCGAGGATGACGCTGATCGACGCCGACGGCGCCAGGTCTCGCAGGATACCGCTGCAGGTCAGCGTGTCGCCGGTCACGCGCAGAATGGTCCGCATTTCCTGGCCGCCGTCTTCGTTCGTCCACTCGATCATGCCACCGAGATATTTGGTTACCGATTGCGCATTCCATCCGGTTTCCAGTGTGACCGATGTGCCGCTGATCGAATCCACAGTTGCCGTGACGGTGGCAGCGGCCTTGTTGGCGCCACACTGCGTCCCATAGAGCGCATGCGGGCAGCCGTACTGGTAGTGGCGCCGCAACCCAGGTCGCCGCATCGAGGTCGATACAGGTTCACAGCTATAGGAAACCGACGAGTCTTTGCGGCGCGACGACGCCACGATGCGACCGGTCCAGACAACCGGGAACTCTTCATCCGGGTCGTCGAGGTGGCTCTGTCGAATGATGAGCGTGACCACCTGCGATGGAGGGTAAACGCGGAACAGGTCGGCGAGCGCCACGTCACGCGCGGTCATCACTTCCAAGGTGGATTTATCGAGCGTCCCGGTTGAACTGATCTCGCCGCGCTTTATCGGCACCGCCTCGTAGGTGACCGTCCCGTCACCATGGTCGACGGTGATCGAGAAGTCGGCGTCGGTGTAGGCGTAATAGGCTGACGCGTCGCTGCCGTACCGAAAATAGTAGAGGTCGACGGGTTTCCCGAGGTCGCGGCTCGTCTCGTAGCTGGCGAACGTCATCCGTTACTCCGTCATGATGCTCTGGATGGCGAGTTGCGTCTGCCCAACGGCATCGCTCAGCCATGTGATTTCAAGGATGTCGGCGGCAAACCTGCAAAGCGGCATCCACGAGATTCCGCTGACGTTCACACTGGACAGGGTGACCGGCCACGTGCCGCCCGAGCAAGTGAGCACCCGCGTTGCACCTGACCCGCTAACGCCGGTGATCAGCCTGTAATATTGCGTTCCGTCGACCAGTCGGACGCAGATGGCTTCCTCAGCATCTTCGTAACCACCGGCGCCGGGGATTAGCAGCGAGGTCGACCGGCCTGCCGACACCGTTAGCGTGGTGCCGCCGGCGCTCGCCGTTGCTTCCAGCTTCAGGTCATCGTCACCCGTCGGCGCGTAAAAGGCCCCTCGCCTACCCTGCTGCCGGCAGAAGAACTGCACAATCGCCTCAATATCGGAAGCGGTTCGATGGAGATAGGTTGCCTTCCTCAAACTTGCCGGGAACACCACAGGCCGGAAATCCTGGATGCGGCCGCGACCGAAGTCGACCGTTTCCACCGCCCAGCTATGATCCATCGACACGTCGCTCGACCAGTTCGGCGTCTGCGTGAACACCTCACGGCCGTTGAACGTCGTTACCGCGCTGCTGTCGTCGATCGCCGGTTCCGAGCCGGGAAACACTGACAACATCAACGATTTGCGGGTCACCGCATTGGTCAGGTGCGCACCCTGCATCGTCTCGTTGAGCAGGACCAGGAGCGCCGCGTACACCCGGCTGCCGGTCAGCCAGGCATCCGTCAGCGGCGTATCCAGCGTGACCGTGGTCGACGTCGTCGCCTCGATGACAGCAACGTGATACGTCGAGTCCGTCAGCAGCATGACCGCGCGACCGACGACCATCCATGCCGGGGTCGCGGCGAACGTCAATGTGGTAGCCGTCGCGGCTACGTCGGCCGACAGCTTCGCGTAGCGGGTCCACTCCGGCGCGGCGACGGGCTGGTTCTGCCCGGTGCGCAGGAACAGGTTGAGCGCGCGGAAGTCGTCACCGGCTGCCGTCACTTGGTAGCTGTGCGACCTACGCGGCTGATCGCGCAGGGCGCGGCGCTGCTCGCGACCGGAACGACTCGTGAAGATGTCGGTCTTGAACTCGTAACGCTCGGTCGGTCGCGCCGACCAGTTCGGCGGAAAGGTCCAGACCCGCGCGTCGGCGATATCGGGCAGCATCAGGTGGTCGCCTCACGGAAGGCGCGCTTGTTGGCGCGGATGTGGTTGAACAGCGCCTGCGACCCGCCGGGCGACGACAGCGCTTCCGACAGCATGTCGCTGGCATCCAGGGTGTTGATGACCTTCAACTCGACGTTCGGCGCGGCGCCACCGTTCAGCCGGTGGCGGGGATCGTCGGAGGTCAGCACCTCTTCGCCTCGTTGCAGGATTGTCGGCACCTCGTCGGGCCGCAACCCGGCGATGCCGCCGGTGTGGTAGCGCGTTGCGTTCGCTGCCCAAGTGGGGGCAACCGGTTTCGACAGCAGCGCAGTGCGGCCGATGATGCCGCCAGTGTGCGCGATGTAGGTTCCTGAAGGCGCAAGGCTACTCGGTGACCCGAAGCCGCCTCCACCGCCGCCGGCCGACGCGCCACCCGCACGCAGGAAGCTGGCGACGATGTTGAAGATGATCGCCTGCATGATCATCTGCGCGATCTGCTGCAGGAACTGCGAGGCGAACGTCAGGAACGCGTCCTTCAGCGAACTGAAGACGTTCTTCCCCTCGGCCACGGCTTGGGCGAATTTATTCAGGGCGCTCGTGGCCTGGCTCGCGAACACCTGTGCGATCTGCTGACCGGAAACGCCGAGGACGTTGATCCATGACGTGGTTGCGGCCTGCGCGGTCTGCAGCCGCGTGATGATGGCATCGATCTTCGACTGCGTATCCAGCAGTGGGTCATCGCCGGGCTTCAGAGCCTGATAGAACGCGATGGCGTTCGCGATCGCCTCTTTCAGCTTGGCGTTCACCGCGTCGAGCATCGGCTGCAGCGAGTCCGCCTCCGACCCGGCACCCTGGCCGCGCAGGAAATCCATCTGCGACTGGATGGCATCACGCTGCGACTGGAGATCCGCCACTGGGTTGTCGATCGCGTCGCGGCGGGCCTTCGCGCGAGCCTCGATGCCCTTGGTCGCCTCGAACTCCAACTGCACCTGGCGACGCAGCGATTCTTCCTGATCCTTGCTGAAGGTCAGGTTGTCACGGGCAGCCTTCGCCTTGGCATCCGTGATCGCCTTCTGCACTTCGGCTTCACGCTGCGCATCAATCAGCGCCTCGCCGCTGAGACCCCGCATCGCATTGGCGTTGTCGATGTTTGTCTGCCGGATCGCCGCCTCTTCGCGCAGCGACTGGTTGAACTTCTCCTGCTTCGCCTGCAGATCGGCCGCCGCTTGCTGTGATCCTTGCTCGACGGCCAGGTTCGGCGCACCCAATAGGTCGGCTTCGAGGCCGCGGCGCTTCGCATTGACACCCTTGTTATCGCCTGCGAGGCCGCGAACGGCCGCGGCGATCTGCTCGCTGGTGCCGGTCTTCACCGCAGCGATGATCCGGTCAGGCAGCTTGCCGTAGTTGTAGGCGATCGACGTCAGTGCGGCCTGCTGCGAAGTTGAGAACTGGCCGAAACGCTCGCTGCCGATCTGCTGCTTGACGACGTTAGCGAACTCGGTGATCCGGCGTTCCAGGTCACGGGTCGCGTCGTCGCGCGTGGTCGTCGTGCTGCTGGTAACCCGCTGCACGGTTCCGTCGGGGCGGGTGATCGTGTCGGAGCCGAAGCCGACGCGGAAGGCGTTCCTGTCCCAGTACGCCTTCGACGAGAAACCCTCGAACTGCTTCAGCAGCGCGGCAGCCTGTGCCGGGAATGCCATGGCAGCTTTCCGCGCACGTTCAGCGGCATCGGCCTGCTGATTGAGATAGGCTGTGAGTTGCTTGTTCAGATTAAGACGTTCGCGGTCGACCTGGACATCAACGAACCGGTCAACCTCTTTCGGGTCCGCACCTTTTCCGAACTGCTCCAGCGCCTGTTCGCGCAGCTTTATGCGCAGATCGTCGAGGCGCTTCTGGATCTGCTTCTGGTTGGTGACCTGCTCCTCGGCACGGGCCTGACGCTCCGCTTCGTCGGCAGCCTTGGAAGCAGCCGCGGTGGCTGCTGCATTGATGTTGTCGGCAGGGTTTTTGAACAGCGCCGGATCAATGCCGGTCGGCTTGCCCCCGGTGAGGCTGTTCGGCATCGTGGTTTGAGGAATCGGCTGCCCGGTGAGCGTGCTCCACCATGCCTGTGCCAGGCTGACGTTGCCGAGTTCCTTCAGATTGTTCGTCAGCGCGACGGCGCCTTTCGAGGCTTCCTCAAAGAAGCCCGCAAGCGCCTGAATTGGCCCGCTGTTGGCGAAACTGGCAAGGGTCGTATCCCACGCCTCGCTGAGGTTGCGGGCAGCGCGCGACCACGGGCCGTTAGCCTTCTGCGCAACCTCGTCGAGTTTCCGCGTCAGAATGTCAGCGGCGACCTGCCGCGCTTGGTCCGCTTTACCGGCGTCGAACAGCGCCTTGATCTGCGCGTACTGTGCGAGGGTGAACGCGTCGGTGGCCTTGCCGATCTTCAATATCGACTCGTAACCGCCATCGAACGCGTCGGCCATCTGCTTGGCGGCGTCGGTAACCTCGATGCCGAGTATGTCGGCCATGTCCTGCGCGGCTTTGCCGAACTTGACGATCTGGGTTTCGTCGAAGCCGTCCTTCATCAGGATGCGGACGACCGCGACAGCCTTTTCAGCCGTCAGCCCGTAATGATCCAGCGCCTCGGCGGCGGCGTTCAATCCCTGCGCTGTGTTGCCCCCGTTGCCCATGCCGAGGTCGAGCAGACCACCCAGCTTGCGCAGACGCTCTGCCCGATCATAGGCGTCGTTCAGCGCGGCAGCGATCGCGCCAATTGCTGCCGCCCCCGCCAAGATCACCGGATTCCCAAGCGCCGCCACGATGGCCGACCCGACACGCGGGAACAGTTGCAGCAATTGACCGCCCTGCTGCGCCAGCGTCTGCGTCAGCGAGGTGCCGGACGCGAGCTGCGTCACCACGTCGTTGACTTGGTAGCCGAGGTTGGTCAGTTCGTAGGGTTTCAGACCGAACAGCGACGGGCGACCGCGGCTATCAAGACCGTTCTTCCCATTCAGCGCGCTGATGGCGCCGTCGGTCTGCGCCCGCAGCAGTTTCATGCCGGCAGACAGTTCGTCGGCCGAGATCTTCCCGCTCTTGAAGAGGGCGTTCAGCTTGCCCTGTTCGGTAGCGAGGCGCGCTTCCAAATTCGCAACCGGGTCAAGCTGTGCCCGCAACTGCGCGGCGGCGGCTGCCATCGCCTGTTCTTCGCGTTCCGCTTCCGCCATCGCCGCGGTACCCTGGCGAACGCGGGCCTCGAACTGCTTGTGCGCGATCTCCGCTTCCTTCAGCGCCGCGGCCTCCTCACGGGAGGCGAGCGCAGAGAAGGTTGCGCCGTTGTCGGTTGCCCGGCCACTGCCGAGGCCGACAGACTTCCGCACGGACTCGGCAACGGCGGCTGCCGCTTCGCGCGCGGCACGGGCACGCTGTTCCTGAAGCTGGATCTCACGATTGGCCAGCGCCTCAAACGACGCGCCGCTATCGGTCGCGGCGGTGCGCCCGACGCCGGTGACCTTCTGCACGTTGGCGGCTACCTGTGCCGCAGCAGCCTGGTCACGCAGCGCCTTACTCTGCAGTTCGATTTCCCGGCGAGCGGCGGCCACGGCGGCTTCGACCGCATTGGCGGTGCTGGCGACCTTCTGCAGCGACGACGTGCTGCTGTTCAGCCCGGATTCCTGCGTCGCGATCGAACGGGCGAGTTTTTCGACCTGGGTGCTCAGCCGGTCATATTCGGCCTGCACCGTCTTAATCTGCGCCAGGCGGCCCGACTGATCGCGACCGGCGTTGACGATGGCATCCGCCCCGTTGAGCCGCTGCAGTGCCGCCTGCGCCGAGGTCGCCTGTGCCTGTAGCGCGCGGAGTTCTTCCCGCTGCCCGGCGATGGATGCCTTCTGCCGGTTGAATGACGCCTCAGCTCGCTCGGCGCCGCCTGTCAGCGACGAGTAAGCCTTGTCCAGCGTCCCGAGGACGGCTGCCAACTGGCCGAGGTTGCCGGAGGTTTCTGATGCGCTGTCAGCCACCTTGCTCTGGAGGCCGAACAGCTTATTCATCGCGCCGTTGACGGCATCGAGTGTCTTGGAAGCCTCGTCGCGGGCTTTAATTATCAGGCTGACGTCGCTGTTACGGCTCGACACGCTATTCGTCTCCGGTCAGCCCCTTGATGAACTTCTTGAAGGCGGTGAAGACCTTCGGCGTCGCGTTCATGCCCGTGGTGGCGGTGGCCTGCTGGATGACGATCGCCATCGTCGCATATTCGCCGTTCTTCCGTTCCACCACGAACTCAGCCTCATCGAACACCCTCGGTAGGGGATAGTCAGCGGCATCAGGGTGACCGTTTGCCAGCAGCAGGCTGACCTGCCGCATCATGCCTCGGTAGAAATCTCCGAAGCCGGCTGCATCACCACCGTTCGCGCGCCCCGCATCATTTCGAGCAGGACGCTTAGAAACTTTCCCGGCGGCATCTCCGACGTGAAGGTCAGTTCACCGATCTTGTTCAGCGCGTCCGTCTGCACCGGGAAGGGCAATCCGGCGGCCACGGCGATCTCAGCCTGCCACGCGTTCACGCCTTCCGGGTTCTCCGGGTCGATGGGTGACTCGTCGAATGGGTTGGCGCCGGCTGCCAGGGCGATGATTTCGGCCAGCAGCATCGGGGCGTTGTTGAACAGGTGGACGCTGAACGCCGCGATCGTCTCCGCGTCCTTCGCGCCGCCGGTGATGGCGTCGTAGAGGCTGCCGAGTTCGCCGCGATGGCGATGATAGAGGCCGAAGATGTGGTTGGGAGAAAGCGCGCTCACCGTGAACTTCTGTCCATCGGCGAGCGTCACTTCTGCCTGCGATTTTACTATATGTCGGAGGCCAGTAGCCATGGTCCCTATGGCTCCTTCTTAGGTGTACGGCTGCCCGTCGATGTAAATCGCTTCCTTGCTGTACGCCGTGTCCCGCAGGATCTCGACGGTGAGCGGAAGCTGCTGCCACTCGTCCGACTTCAGTTCGAAGTCGCCGTTCGGGCCGAGCCGAACGTATGGGAAGTAGTAGTCGTTCTGCTCGCCATCCGGGTTGTACGAGATGAACTTCAGCGCGCCTTCGAGCTGTGTGGTGCCCGAGATGACCTGCTTGCGGTTGACGGCCGCACGGTCATAGGTGACCGCCATCGTTGCGCCGTCGGCGATGCCGCCGCCTTCAACCACGTAGATGATGCCGCGAGCAGCGTCGATCGTGTAGTCCGTGCCGAGCGTCTTGGCCGAGGCCGACACGGTGACGACCACGTTGGAGATGCTGCGCACGCCGGTTGGGTTGCTGCTGCCGATGCCAAGCTGGTAGCCGTAGCCCTGGACGACGCTGGTGAACGACTGCGACTGCGACGTCGCCGAGGTCTGTGCCAGCGCGCTCTGCGAGCCGAAGAAGAACAGCGCCAGGTTCTGGACGTTGATGTCGTCCAGCGTCAGCGAGCCGCTGTAGTCGACCTGCAGGATGACCGACTTGTCCTTGACGCGGACGCCGCGATCACTGTTGAAGTGATCCAGCTTTTCCTGGTCGATCGTGAGGCTGAAGGAAGGGCTGTTGCCCAGGTAACGCCAGCCGGCGGGGGTGTGGCTGCCGGAAGCGAAAAGGCTGAAGTGCAGTTCCCCGCGCCCCAGCGTCTGATTGCCGAGATTGAGTGCCAAGTTTCACTCCTTACTTGTGAAAGCACGTATAACGTGACTCTGCGCCCAAAGCAATTAGGCGTAGGGGTCGGCGGCATTGTCGACGATTTGCAGTTCCAGTCGGAGCCAGAACCACGCCTTGTCGGACAACGTATCGGGTGGGCGGACGACGCCGGGGCCAACCCGCAAGTCCTCCACGCGATTTTTACCCGGCCCGAGGCCGAGGGGATCAGGTTGATGGCTACCGGGCAGCTTGCGCGACTTCTCGGCGATCAGCCGGCGCCGCACGTCAGCCAGCAGCAGGTACGCAGGATCGGTCGGATGTTCCCGGTCGTCGGGCACCCAGCCTTGGACCAGGATCGACCACCAGTAAGTGGCGATCGGCGTGTTGACCGGAGGCTCGGCCGCCTCGTCACCGGGTTCGACGCCTTCGAGCACCGACACCATAGTTTCCGGGTCGCCGGGTCCGAATGTGTCGCGGCCGCGGTAGACCCGTTCCATCATCGCACCGTCTCCGGGGTCGAAGTCCGACAGGTCGCAGACGTAGCCGTTCGCCGGGGTGATTTCCTTCAGGACGCCGGTCAGCGCACGCAGGGCGCGCAGCTTGAATGGGAGGGTGTCGGGATAGGTGGTCACGGTTTGACCCTCACGCAGAGAGTGGTGCCGACGCCGAAGAACCCGACCACGAAAACCTCGTAGAGGTGGCGGTCTGCCTGGCGCACACCATGATCGATCGCGTCCTCAGCCGTGAGGTCGAACCAACCAAGCTGCACGAAGCCGGAGTCGATGTTGCGGGGCATCAGGCGGCCTCCTGCCAATTATCGTCAAACCGATTACCCTTCAGGCGATTGTCCTGCTTCGGCAGGTACTGAAGGTTGTCGATGACATGCAGCCCGGACACTGTCTTTCCGCGCAGAGGGACGATGTGGTCAACTTCGTGACCTTCCGGGCAATTCTCGTAGAAGTCGCGAATCACCTGCAGGTCGGCCCACGGGGGAGTGCGCTGCATCTTCGCCGCCTGGCGGGCGCGAACTTCCGCCAGTTTGCGTTCCGGATATCTTTGACGCTTTAGGCGCCCATGGACGCGCTCACGGGCACGAACCCCTTCTGGATTGCGTAACCGTTCGTTGCGACGATACTCAGCCTGGCGAGCATCGTACTCAGCCTTTTCATCAGGCGTCATTGATGCGCGGCGATCGCGGGCGTACTGCGCAGCCTCTTCGCGGTAGCCTTCCTTGAATACCCAGCGGCATTCGACGCAAGACGCATCAACCGTGTGACGCTTCGCAATGTGGCCGTGCTTGCAGGGCCGACCGGTGAAGTAGTAGGGTTCACCTGCACGGCGAGCCAGTTCACGGTGAGGACGGCAGCGCTGTACTGCGTTGCTGAAGTCGCTCATATTGCGTCCCCCAGCTTTATCAGGCGCAAGAACTCGCGCTCCAGATCAACTGAGGCGTCGACCGTGTCATCCGCAGCAACGTCGGAATAGACTTGGTCGACACTGACTCCGTAGAGGAGGTACAACCCCCTCGCCATTTGAACCATCTGCTTCTTGTTCTCAACCTGCTCGCCAGGGCGCAGCCGGATAGCCAGTCCCAGGTTCGCCTTGGTCTCCGTCAGCGTGCGCCCCTGCGGCAGCCGGATGACGAACATCCGCTTGCTGCGCGTGGCGACACCGGGCTTCACCTGGACGGTGACTCCTTGCTTGGTGTTCGACGTGATGAACCGCGCCAGACTGGTTGGGCGGTGGCGACCGGTGATGACCGCTTCCGGATCTTCGACCGTGGCCTTCTTCGTGATGCCGAGACGCGCGCGACCGCTGCTGTCCATGCCGGCGAGGTACGAATAGGGCAGGTTCACCTGCGCGGCGATCTTCTTCCGGCCGCGGGTCTGCGCCTTGCCAGCAGCATAGTTGACGGCGCGCATCGCAGCGCGCTTCACGTCACCGGCCATTGTGTCCAGGGTAGCCGTGGCAGCTACCCCTTCCATGGCGACGATGTAGGTGTCGCCGCTCACGCTGGCACCGGGAGGCCGGACGTCTCGGCTTCGGGCAGCGGGACAACCCGCGCCGTCTGATACCCAAGATCGGCAGGATAGACGTGGTCGATCCGGTACGCCTCACCCGCTTCCACGGAGACGATGGCGTTGCGGCGGATTGTGGGAATCTCGCTGAGGTCGAACCGCAGCCGGTCTTCGCTGGCTACCATCTGTGCCGCGCCGGGCATCGACTGCAGTTCACCCGTGACCGGGTCTTCGCGCTTCCGCCAGACCCGCACGGTGACTTCCACCGGGGTCGCAGAGAGCGCGGGAATATAGAGCGCGGGAACCGACATCTCCTGATGCAGGCTCCCGCGCATATGCCGCTTGATGTCGCGCAAGCGGCTCATGACTCAGGCGAAGTCCTCGCCGGCGGCCGGAGCCGGGGCGTCAAACTTCATCTGCGAGGCCACGATTTCCTCGACTTCGTTCAGTTCGCGACCCGCACCCAGGCGCAGGATGTCTTCGCGTTCCTTCTCGGTCGTCGGGGCGAAGATCGTGTCGCCAGCAGCAACCTTCTTGTCGCCGTAGACAATGCGATGGATCGCGTAGAGCGGCTTGATCGTCACCGGCTTTGCCGCAGGAGATTCGGCCTTGGGGGCAGCAGCCTTGGCGGGCTTCGCAGATTCAACTTTCTCGGTCATTGGTCACCTATTAGTTGATTGGCGGGGCGCAGTTCGGCCCCGCCAACGAGGGCTTAGTCGAGCGGGGTCACCTTGTAGGTGGCGTCCGGCGAGAGCACCGGGAACAGCGGGGCCGACTTGAAGGACATGTGCTCCGTCTTCACGTCGTCGCCGGAGACGAAGTTCTTCGGGAAGATCGGCATGGCCTGGTAGTCGGCGTCACCGTCGATGATGCGACCGAAGCAGGAGAAGCCGCGGATCGCGTCGGCAGTGCTGGTGAACACCACTTCCTTGGCACCGAGGTAGCGGGTGCCCGACGAGTAGGTTTCGTTGTTGACCCACATCTCGATGGTGGCACCGCTGCCGCCGCCGATCGACAGTTCGCCAACCTTGTAGACCTTGGAACCGTCAGCGCCGGCGACGATGCCGCGTTCGATCGTCGCAGCCGCACCACGGATGTTGATATCCATGTGCTCCTTCAACTCGGCGTCCTTGCGCAGCACTGACCAGACGTTTCCGCCCATGGTCATGCGCGTCGGCAGACCACCGAAGTCGGCATCGTTCATGGAGTCGCAGATTTCCTGGATATGATCCATGATCGACACGCCGCTCTGACCCCAGCAGTTGGCGCCGGTCAGCGTTTCGGTGTGGTTGCTGTTGCGCTGGAAGTCGACCAGGACGGAGGTGCCGTCCTTGTAGACGATGGTCACCTTGCCGTCGATGATCGACTTGGCGCGGAGCCATTCCCAGGTGCGCTCGACCGACTTGCGGGCGGCCTGTGCCTTCTTCGCCTTCAGCGCGCGACGGCGATCCAGGATCGTCAGGCGGCGACCGGAATCGATGACCGACGGGTCAATGCCGGCGGTGACGCTGAGGCCATCGAGCGGGCCGATGTCCTCTTGGACAATCGAGTATGCCGGCTTGAAGCGCGAGTGGGTCGCGCTGTCGACATAGATCGAGTGGCCTCGACCGAGCGGCTGAACGAAGGGGGCCAGTTCGCGACCTTCCAGCGGCAGATCTTCCAGGTCGATCCACTCGTCGTCGATCAGCAGCGTGTTGTCAGGGGCGTAGAACTGGCTGAAGTACCAGTTCTCGGGCTTCTTCGGCCGCGAAGATGCCAGAAGCGTGTGGGTCTGCCACAGCTCATACGGATTCGCCATCTCTTGACTCCTTGTCTATGGCTGCGGGTTAGGAGGCGTTGCCGCCGGCGCGGCTGCGGAACACCAGGTTCGGGTTGCCCTGCGACACCGGAAGACCGACCCAGGTCGTCTTCTTGGCGAGCGTGTCGAAGGTCGAGTCCCAGACCAGCGGGCTGTCGGCATCGGCGTTGAAGCAGCCGGTGAGCCACACTTCGCCGTAGATCGTGGTGTTGGACGAACCCGAGGTCGCCGCGTGAACCAGGACGCCGATCGGCTTTACGGCGCTGCCGAGGGTGGCGTTGTACGCCGCCTTGACCAGCTTGCCGCTGGAGTCGAGGCCGACCACGGTGAACTGCGCCAGCGTGAGGCTGTCAGCCAGAAGGAAGCGGGTCGCCGGGCGCAGCGCCGGTTCGGCGCCTGCCATCAGGTTCTGCTGGGTATAGGTGTCCAGCGTCTCGAACGCGGGAAGCCCGTAGGCGCCGGCGTTCTTGTAGCTCGTGGGAACGTTTGCCATGTTCGGTTCTCCGGCTTAGGCGCCAATGACGCCAAGGGACTTCAGCGAAGCCAGGATGTCGGCTTGTTCGCCGCCGGCAGCCTCATCGCCCGCTTCGGCACGATCACCGCCGCCGACTTCGGGGTTGCCCACCGACATCGCCTGCTCGAACGACTGGCCACCGGTCTGCTCGGCAGCGGGTGCGGCGACAGTCTTGGGGGCAGCGGCCAGCGCGGCAATCGCGTCGTCAGCCGACATGCCGGTCTTGAACGCGAAGTGCTTCGCGAGATCTTCGCGGCCGTTCGCCTCGTCGCTCGACAGGATGGCGCCGATGCGCTCCTGCATGGCGGTGGCAGCAGCGGTAGCCGCCTGCTCACCTTCTGCACGGCCCTCGGCGCGTGCAGCATCAAGGGCGGCCTGATCGACCGCCGACGTGTTGGCTTCCGCCATATCGTCATCTCCATTGTTGTCGGACTGGTCGTCCAGGAAGCCCGCGAAAGCGGACATGGCGTCTTCCGGGCTACCGACGCTGTCGGCGAGGCCGTTGGACGTTGCTTGCGTCGCGGTGAAACAGTGAGCCTTCAGGGTTTCCCGCAGGTCTTCTGCTGACACAGGACGACTCCGCGTCACGGCGGACACGAAGATCTCGTAAAGTTCGTCGATGCGAGCCTGGATGCGCGCCTTGGCGTCGGCCGACAGCGGCTCGTAGGGGTTACCTTCGACCTTCGACGGATCGCTGGCGATGAAGGTGACCTTGACGCCGCGCTGCTCCATCGCACCGGACACATCGGTATGCGTGGTGACGACACCGACCGAACCGACGCCGCCGGTGCGGCTGACGACGATGTGGTCGGCCACGGTCGCAATCGCGTAACCGGCAGAATAAGCTGACTCGTGCGCGAAGGCGCGAACCGGAACGCCGACATCCTCCTTCAGCGCCACCATCTTGTCCACGGCGTCGAAGCAGCCAGCGACCATGCCGCCAGGGGTGTCGCAGATGAACGCGATGCCCTTGATGGCGCCGGTCGCGAAGTCGCCGCAGCCACGCTGGAATGCGCGCCAAATGTAATCGTAGCCGGTCGCCCAATCACCGAAGGCATACGGGAAGTCATGCAGCAGGACTCCCTTGACCGGGATCTGCAGGATGCCGTTTTGCACATTGTACGGGCGCAGGCTTGCGCGCCACGTTCCCTGTGGCGCCGACCAGAAGTCATCGGTGGTGTCCGCGCGTTCCGCCATCGCTTCGGCGAAGTTCGGATGCGCGACAGCCTGCGCCAGGCAAGACTCGAACCGCTCGGACATCGACTCCGCGATCAGCGCCGGCTCCCCGGCAAATCGTGCGATCAGCGGGTTGCTCATGCGGCCTCATCCTGTTGGTTGGAGTCGTTGTCGGAGGCCATGAGTGCGGCTTCTTGCTCGGTGAGTTCCGACGGCGTGAAGATGAGACCGAGCGCCTTGCGCATCTCGGCTTCACGGCGAAGCTGGCGGTAGACGGAGCGCCAGTCCTTACCCAGACGGGCCAGTTCGTCCTCAGCGGTGGACAGCCCCGAGTTGATGCGCAGCACCGCGGCCTGCGTTTCCTTGTACTCGTCGATCTGCCCGCGCGAGGCGCCGATCCAGTCACAGCGGCTGATCGCATCGAACTTCAGGTTCAGCCGCCCACTGGTGTACAGCAGCCCGGCAGCTCCGCGCGGCAGCGACGTGATTTCACCCTTGTTGATAGCCTCTTCCAGCCAGAGCCTGTAAACGATCGACGCGAAGCGATCGGCGATCATCTTCTTGCGCGACTGCATGAACTTCCAGGTTTCGTTCATCGCTGCGCGGGCCGACGAGTAGTTCGTCTTGGTGTAGTCGCGGCTGAGCTGTTCGTAGGACACGCCCATCGCCGAAGCGATGTACCGCAGCAGCGACTGCTCGAACTCCGTGCCGAGCGGACCACCTTTGCCCGGCGACAGCAGATCCAGCTTGGTGCCCGGGAAAAGATGCGGGATTTTAACGTTATCGATCTGCAGGCCGCGCGCGTTACCGACGTAACTGGCGATGCTCGACAGGTAACCTTCCGCATAGTTGGTGATGGCTGCCGACACGGCATCGGGTGTTGCTGCGCCACCGCCAAGCTGTGCGAAAACCTGTTCGCTCGGCAGGTCGGAGGTGATCGCCGCGGCATACATCGCCTGCGTCAGCGCGTGCTGCACATTGATGTCGCGCCAGGTGTGCGTGATCTTCATCGCCTTCAGCGCGGCGGCCATCTCAGTGATGCCGCGCGTCTGCTCGGGGCGAATGCTCTCGAACAAGTGAATGACCTGCTGCCGGCCCCACGGCTTACGGGCTTCCACTTCCTTCCAGGTTGGCATCTGGAAGGGTAGGGGGCCGTAGTCGTTCAACTGGTAGGTGCGGATCTGGTAAGCCGTCGGCGCACCGCGAGCGTTGAAACGCACGCCGCCGCGGACATTCGGGTCCATCATCGACGACGGATCATCGAGCCGGGTGCTGAGACGATCGAGTTCGATCATCTGGATGGCCGTGTTGAACGGTGCCCCGTCGTCGCGCACCCACTCAACGGTTGCCAGCATCTCGCCTGCCATCAGGTGGATGCCGACCGCCATGCGGACGTGCGCCGTGAAATTGTTCATCCGGGCCGCGTCGACCCAGCAGTCAGGGGAGTCGGAGTAGAGTTCCCACTTCTCCTCGACTTCCTCCTGAAACTCCTCTTCCCACTTATCGTCCTGCTTGCCGAAGATCGTCTTCGACGCCGGACGCGCGTTGAGCAGGTAATGGGCACCGACGATATTGTCTTTGTGCAGATTGCCGCCGCCTTGCACGAAGGCGTCGTTCCGCATCATGTCGCGCGAGCGCGCGTCCACCGTCTGCTTTTCCGGAAGGATGTCGGCATCTACCGACTGGACCGGCGGCGACCACAGCGCGATCTGGCTGTTCAGCCGATCAGCGCCTTCGAAGGCACCCATCGCCATATCGCCCGACGGCGCGGCGGGGACCGTCACCGAACCGCCGGGCGCTGCGGTGCGCGACGGCAGGGGGAGACCATCGCTCAGCAGGGCGTCGAAGTCATCCGTCACAGCAGGAACGGCCTCATCGGGCCGCTCGGCAGCGGGGTGCCGGCTTCTGCTGCGATCTCAGCTTTCAGTGACTGAATATATTTCTGGAGTTCGGCGCGGTTGGCTGCCGTGTACTCAATGCGCTCCCCGTTACTGTCGACATAGACGCGCGCGGATTTCCCGATCTGAAGATCGTGATACGCGTTTTCAGCCTCTACGAGACGTTCAGCAAGGGTTGCCATGCCACGTGAGTTATCACGTAACACGTGGATATGCAACTAGTGCGTGATTCTGTAGCAGGTCGGTTGAGGGTTTGTCAACAGCGGGTTGAAATTATTTCAGGCTGCCAGGAGTAGATCGAAGTCATCCGCGCCGCTGCGCTGACCGTTCGCCTCAGTCGGTGCTAACCAGTCTTCGGGTGGCGGCAGCTTGTTACTCTTCTTCGAGTTTTCCGACTGACTCAGGATGCGAAGATTCCAAGGTACATGAAGACCGCAAACAGTTCGACCCCGGAGTGGGATAATGTGATCGACGGTGTGAAGTTCACCGGAAAAGGTGCTCATATCAACCGCTAGGTCGTACAACCGATCGATTTCCTCCCACTGTCGATCGGTCAACCATTGTGGGGACGCATCATTCTTTTTGCCAACGTATCTTTTCCACGCCGCATTCTTGCGTTCACGGTTTTCCTTTGCCCATTGTGAGGTGCGAGCCAGGACCGGTTCGGGATTTTTCGCGTATGCTTCACGCTGGCGCGCGTTTAACGCTTCCCGTTTTTCAGGGTTCTTGTCCAGATATGCCTGGTGGTAAGATCGCACAGCAGTGCGGTATTCTGGATCGTTGTTGTAACGCTCCCTGGTCCGTCTAGCGCATTGCTCGCGATAAGCAGGTGACTGCCACCTGTCACGGTTCCTCTGGTTTTCGCGCTCGCGGTGTTCGGGATCTGTAGCGATACGCTCCCGCCTTCGTGCGTTCTTCGCCGCCATCATGTCAGGATCATGGATGCACCCGTAACATGCACCGCTCAAAGTCCGCTTGGTTTGATGGCCATGTGAGCAAACATATCCGGTGTAGTAGAACTCCAACCCGGCTTCGCGAGCCGCCTGCCTGCTACGAGGGTATTCGTCATCCCTCATGCCAGTGACCCACCCAGATCGGAAAGCGCCCGTCGCCCTTCTGCAGGTGATGGGATGATCGGAACGCCATCGGCGGAACGCACGTGGTCATTCTGCGACCACTCTGTCGCCCACGCCGGAGGACTCTCCCAATTGATGCGGTCGATCTTGATCGCAGGGTGGTTCAGGAAAGCGACGCAATACGCCAAGAGATCCCACGCCTCATTTTTGCGGCGGGCATTATTGCGCCAACCGGCGGGCAAGCGAACCTCAGCCGTCAACTGGCTGTAGAGCCAGTCTATGTTCTCAGGATTGCCGTCATCGTCAAACCACGTCGGGAAGTGAATCTGACCACCCGGTTCAGACCTTCCGAGCATATTCGATGATTGGTCCTTAACTACGTTAGAGTTGATCGCCCACACGGGAACGTCGCCACGCGCGATGGCATATCGGTCCTTCTTTTGCGAGTCGGGATACGTGACGTGAATCGAGGGTGCCGTCCGACTAGGTTCGCCTTTCAGCAGGTGGAAGCGCATATGCAGGTTGCGTTGCTCTGGATCATTGAGACGCAGATATCGCCAGAAGTCGTACGCGTTGGATGTGACCGACACAACTGGTCCGTCCAGTGCCGCGTTCAACCTGACCGCCGTAGCACTGGCGGCGCCGCCCGAGTCGCAGGCAACTAGCTTCGCGCGCATCGTGCGACCGCTTCCGTCACCGAGGGGGTATTCTCGCTCAATCACCTCGTCGATCAGAATCATCCAGTCTTCACGGTGAGCGGAAGGGTCAATCAACTTCCGCTCACCGTCTTCATCCTTGCGGCGCGACTTGGTGATCTTCCACATGTCGACGTGGTAGATGTCGAACGACCATGCGCCACCGGCCATCTGCACCGGAGCGATGCCGAAGGTGTGGACGACGAACGCCGGGCGGCCGCCTGCCTGAACGTCGATGGTGGTGATGAGGAACCGGACACCCTCGGGAACTTCGCCGCGGACGTTGTATGGCTTCGCGCGACGCTTCAGTTCGTCTGGCAGGCGACCGGTTTCCAGCGCCTTCGAGGTGTACGGCAACCCGAGGCTGGTGTTGGTTACGGCCTTCAGCTTCTCCTCGCTGCCGGTCTTATCGTAATCCTCTTTGGCGTTGAGGTAGGCGAGAACCAGCTTCGGCCAGGTGTTGAACCCTGCGGCCGGACCCTTCAGCCAGAAGGATGCGATGTCGGATCGCCGCGGGCGACCCTCAATCGAGCCGTTCGGCAGCCAGAGTTCACCTTCCTTGATCCAGCGGCCGTCAAGATTCAGATGGTGCTGCATGTCGGGCGTCATCGGGTAACCGCATGACGGGCAGGGGAGGACAACAGCTTCAGCAGCTTCGCGGAAATCCCGGCTGTCGGGATAGACGAACATGCTAAACTCGGCCTCGAATTTGTGGTTGCACTGCAGGCAACCCCATTGCCAGCGAGCGCGGGTGCCGCTGTTGTAAATCGACAGGCCACCTTCGCACGGCGGCGCCTCATGCGGCGACTCGGCGATCCACTTCGCGTCGGTCACCGGGAAGCCGGGTGACGTTTCGATCACGGTCATGGCGTAACGGCCGAGCGTTTCGCCGCGCTTCGCCAATAGGGTCCAGGCGTCACCTTCGCCGTCGATCGACGACGGGAGGCGATCATAGTCCATCGCCCAGTTGCGACCCGACGTTTTACCGGACAACTCGTTGATGGACGGGTGGACGATCGTCACGCGCATCCCGCTGATGAATGTCTTGTCGTAGACGTTGTCGTTGACGCGGCCAGGCACCAGCTCGGCAGCCACCTCCGGCGATGCCCGAAACAGCTTGCGCAGGTCGGACAGCGAAAACTCACGCGCCCGCGCCTGACTCATCTGGATTAACATCATATCAGCGGCGTCACATTTCGCGCTGTAGGCCAGCCAGTTCAGCCAGGTCTGCGACTTGCCGGTACGCGCCGGCCCGATGAACGCCATGCCGGTATAATCGAGACTGGTAAGGACGTCCTGCGGCTCGACCATGTAGGGCGTCTTGTCGCTCGACCATGGGCCGGAGTAGTTCTTTTCCTTGATCCGGACGTATTTCGCCGCAGCCTCGCTAACGGTCAGCCGTTCAGGCGGCGCCAGGGCGACGGTGGCGGCGGCGGCGAGTTCTTCGAGCGTCTGGTAGCTGGCAGGCCGGTCGCGGACCAGCAGGCGCTTGGTGGGTGCGTTCATAGCAGCGCCTCGAAATCGTCAATGACGGGTCGAACCTGCTGCCCCCACACCGGGTAATCGGCTTCGATTTCTGCGTAGTTGATCGGATGTTGTGCCCGGAGGTCAGGTGTTCTGGTGCAACGGACATAACCGTCCGCACCTGGAACGAGGAAACCGTAGCCGCACGCCGTCCAGCGGGTAGGGCTGATCCCCAAAGCCTTCATGTCTTTGCGGGTTACGGCACCAAAGCGGTCCAGTAGGATCAGCAGCTTGATGGCCTTGATCTTCCATGGTGTCAGCATGACAGGCGCGGCGTGGCCACCGGTCACATCAGGCACGTAGTCGGGTAATGTGTGACGTTCCCCTGGCAACCACGGGAACCAGTCGCTGACGAGAAAATTACTAGTCTCGTCAGGCCAGCCATGAGGGTTACAGTACCACCGTACCGGCTCGTTTTGCCGCCACTCGCATCGATCTCCATGGATAGCCATGACGGTGAGACCGAGATGTTTGCATATCGGCGCGATATGGTTCTGACAGCCCTTTGCTGGCACCAGCACTGCGCGGTAATCTGGACCGATCGGGGCTGACCATTGCGAATGGCCGGGCAGCGCCTGAGACACCACTTTAGCGTTCAGCGACAATTTGGCTTCTATGCCAACCTGCACTCCGGTCTCGGGGCATACAGCCAGAACGTCCCATCCGGCTGTTTCATGATAGATGCGCCAAGGCGTGCGAAAGCTGGACTGGTTCCAGAGGCAAAATGCTTCAACCAGTTCCGCTTCGGTGGCGAACGTGTCGATCCGACTCAATCGTCGTCCCCGTCGTCACCAGCAGCCCACCACCCGGAATCCTCATCGACGTCCGGCGTGGTATCAATGTCACCGGAGACGCCGAACAGCGGCTTCCCTGCTACCGACCCGGTGGCCGATCGCTGTGGCAGTTCGACTAGCTTCGCACGGATCTCGGTGCGAATTTCGTCGATGCACTCGGACACGATCTGCGTCTGTTCGTCGGTCAGCTTCGCCCGGTTGCGCAGTTCCTCGACAACCATCGTCAGGCTGTCCTTCAGGGTCATCGCCACTTCGCCGAGAACCTTCAGCACATCCTCGGTTTCCCAGGCTTCCTGCGCCTCGATCTTGTACTTCACCCGCTGCCGCTGAGCGTTCCAGAAGGCGACGTTGATCTCCGGCGGCAGGTCAGCCTTATTCAGGGAGCGCGCAAACTCCTCGGCATTCATCTTCGGCTTCACGAGGAACGGTATCGCCTCGTGGAAGTACCAGACGGGCCGGTTGCTGATGACCGCGGCGGGCTTGCAACGCCGCAACCGCTTCTTCACGGTGGCCGGGTCCATGTGCAGCACATCTGCCAGGAACTGCTGCGGCACCGGCGTCCCGAAATCGACACGCGTCAGAGCGTGGTGACCGGTTGCCGCCTTCCGCAGTTCGGCCTGATGCTGCATGTCCTGCTCGGCCGCTGCGCGACGGGCTTCGCGTTCAGCATTTGTTGGGCGACCGACGCGACGTTTCGGCGGTTCCAGGAAGTCGTCGAAATCGTCGCTCACAGGAAGGCTCCGGCTGCGACGATGACGAGTGCGATGAAGGGTGCAACCGCGAACGCTATCAAAGCGTCATCGGCCATTCGGCTGACCGATATCGGTTCATTGAGCCATGAGATTACGCGCTTCACAGGAAATCCTCGAAGTCATCGACGAGCAGGCTGTCGAAATCATCCAGTGGTGGGCCGCCGTTGTGGCCGCGTGGCCGGATGGCGTCGGCGATGCGGAATCCGATCCAGCGCATCACGTTGACGGCCATCGAGTTGCCGAGTTGCTTGTAACGGGGGCCGTCGGCTGCATGCCGGTTGCGCTTGGTCGGTACGTGGGTCCAACCATCTGGGAAGCCCTGTAGGCGTTCGCACTCGACCGGCATCAGGCGGCGGACTGCCATTTCCGTGGCAACACCGCCTGCACGTTTTGCCCTCAAGGCGTAGGCAAGTTCCAGATCCACGCCGAGGCCGCTACGTTCGCCGGCAGTCCCGCCTGCGCCTTCCCCTGTGCGATCAAAGCAGTCGGGAGAAATTCCGTAGGCGACAGGAACAATCGGCTGCCCGCGACCGGTGCCGTCTTCACTGGCATCGAAGCCTTCAGCTTTCAGCGTATGCGTCACGTCGCCCGTGACGCATACGGCGGGAGGATGGGAGGTGGAGATTGTCGGCGATGGGTCGCCAAATTCTCCGATGCCGGTTCCCGGTGCGCCGCCGCTGCTACCCGCCGGTCGATTGTTCGTCATCGTGGCGCCGCGACTTGCTTGGCGCATGTCGATGGGCAGAACGGCTACCGCCTGCACCTTGTTACGGGCCTCTCGCGTGTACGCGCATCCGTCATCCCGCCACCCTTTGCCGCCGGGGCCGCAGTTGGTGTCGGCGACTGCGCGCTCCTGAATCGCATAGGCTATACCAACCTGCCCGCCGCCGTTTGCATGGCTGTCGGCGTGACCCATCGACCGGAGAGTCGGTGAACAGTCTACGGTGGCGTCCCCACCGTAATCTTTGGCGGTGAAGGCGATGACGTTTTCACCGCCGCTGTTCCGACCGAGGGCGAAAGCGGTCGTTTCCGAAACGCATGGATCTTGCGTCCCGTGGACGATGAATGTCTGCGAGTCGAAGTCGCAACGATCCTTCGTCGTCAACGCAGTTGAAACTTCCAACTGCGTTGACTGGTTTCCGCCGCCGAAAGCGACCGGCTCCAGTACACCGTAGCCACGGTTGCCGCGTGCCATGCCTGTATCAATTGTGCCAACAACGTCACCGGTCTCGGCGATGTTTTGGAGATCGACACCTACAGCAGACAGTCGAAGTCGTCCTCCGTCGTCGATGACAGCGACGACGGGGTCTTGTCCACGGGTGTCACCGGTTCGTTCGACTCCCCGGCCACTGCTTGTAAGGCACGGAGCAACGGGGTAGGTAACGCCTTCCCCCGCTTCTCTGCTCGGCGCAGTATCCCGGCGCACGCCTTCGAACTCAAAAAGTATTCCGGCGGGATCGAACCCCTCACGAGCACTTGCGACAACGAACACACGGCGGCGTCGTTGGGCCAGTCCGAACCATTGGGCATCGAGGGTCCGCCACGCGACTGCTCTTTGGGGTCCAAGGACAACACCAGCGTTGCCCCACTTTTTCCCTGGCGGTTCGAGCGGCAGATCTTCTCCGGCAAGTCCAGCAAGGAAGCAACCGAAGGCGTTATCTTTGGATGACAGGACGCCGGGTACGTTTTCCCAGACGATGATGCAGGGTTGCTCGCCATCGGCGACACGCACTCGGTCAATTGCATCCGCGAGATCCACATAAGCTAGAGTAAGTTGCCCGCGTTCGTCGGCGAGACCTTCGCGGCGGCCGGCAACAGAGAATGCCTGGCAGGGGGTTCCGCCGACAAGCGCGTCAGGGGCTTCGATTTCCCGGCGATCTACCATCCCCGGAAGCTGCGTCATGTCACCGTGGTTGGCGACGTGGGGGAATCGATGGGCGAGCACTTCGCTGGCAGCCCGGTCCACCTCAGCAAGCCACGCAGCCTGCCACCCGAGGGGGTGCCACGCCACGGAGGCTGCCTCGATCCCACTACAGACGCTGCCGAACTTCACACGGTCACCCCACTGATTCAACTAAGACGTGATAAATCACTTAATAGTTGCGGTCAACCGCCGACAGGATCACACTGCTGCTACAGCTACCGACTCGCATGATGGAGGCACCCATGAACACCGGCGGCTAATCACCGCACTCGTTGAAACCCCAGCAGGAGGCGGCGATGCGTAAGTTTTCCCGTATGAACGGCTGATGATAGCGATCCACCCTCACTACTATCGAATAGGTTAGCCCGGCAGCCGGTTACGCGGTTGGCGGGCTTTTCAATGCGGTGTTGACAAGACACTGCGAATCACGCAAAACGTGATTATTCGCTGAGGTTGAGGTTCCCCCTGCCTCCTTCGGCCTGAAACCCCGGCAGTTACCTCCCCGGCTGCCGGGGTTTCTTAGTTTAGGGAGGTGTCCGATGGACCGTCAGCGTATCGACTGGGATAACTTACAGCCTCTGACCCGGAAGCGGGCAGACAGGGGCGCTACGCGCGATGACCTGGCAGCGCGCAAGTTCAACATGGGCAAAGCGCAGCACAAAGGTCGCTGCCACATTTCCAACCAGAAACGGCGGCAGATTGCAGCGCAGAAGGCGGCCGATCGCAAGATCGTCACCGACACTAAAACCGCCAAGGGTCGCTCGCTGAAGGATCGCGTTCGCGCCTATTGGGCCGGCGAAACAGACGAGCATCCTTAAAACAATTTCGGGCCGCCGGCTTGGTAGCGAGCGGCCCGTAAATGGGTGTTCGGCGATGGGGTGACGGGTTACTGCGCGTCGAGGATCGACTGCTGCCAGGCTTGCACTTCGGTCGACACCCAGAAGCGGCGCACGCCCCCGTCAGCGTAGCCTCGTGACCTGGGGAACCGGCCCTCGGCTACCCGGCGGTACACTTCCGCCTGGCTCAAACCGACCTTCTGAACCACTACCTTCATGGGCCAAAATTCAACGTCCGGTGCCATCATACTACTCCATGCTCGGTCATGGAGAATCACATAATCAACTAACACGTGAAATGCAATCACGTTATCAGTGACGCAACAACTCGTCGAAATCGTCGGCGTTTTCAGAGGCGACCGGTTTGCCGCGCATCCGGTCCAACTCGTCGGCCCACCACTGCATCATTTTCACACGTTGCGGTAGGTACTCGGCGGCGTTGTAGCTCGCGCGAATCTCATCCTCTTCGGCGTGGGCTAATTGAAGCTCAACCCAATCCCGATTGAATTGGCCGCTCTCATTTAGGTAGGTGCTGAACAGGCTCCTGAATCCGTGGACGGTCTGCACGCCGCGCATGTCCAAATCATACAGGGCGTTTATCATGAAGTTGGAGTTCATCATCGGTCGCCGGGGGCCGGGGAACAGATACTCGTTGCGCTTATGCGTTTCGATCTCCTTCAGCAGTTCGAGTGTCTGCCGACTAAGCGGAACGATGTGCTCGCGACCCATCTTCATGCGTGACACGGGTATCCGCCAGATGTCGCCCTCGATCTCCGACCACTGCGCTTCGCGCACCTCCCCGGTACGGGTGGCAGTGAGTAAGGTGTACTGCATCCCCAGTCGTGCCATATCGCTTATTCGGTAACCGTCGATGGCGCGCAGCAGCTTCGGCATGTCCTTCACTGGGACGCGCGGCATGTGCTCGACCTTCGGCTTCGGCCGCAATGCCTTATTCACGCGAGCAGTTGGGTCGGATTCCGCATAGCCCATAGCGATCGCATAGCCGAACACCTCGCCGCATTTTTGCTTCAACCGGCGCGACACATCGAGGGCGCCGCGATCCTCGACTAAGCGGATCATCGCCACGATCTCGGCGGGTTTGATGTCAGTCAGCGGCCGATCGCCGATTAAGGGAAACGCATCACGTTCCAGCCGCGCCCAGACGCGATCGATGTGGGCCTTATTCTTGCCGCTCTGCCAGATTTGGTGGAACTCCTCAGCCACCTGGCGGAAGGTGCGTTCGCCCGCATCGAGTTTCCGCTTACTCGGCTTCCCGATTCCGCCTGCCGGGTCGGTTCCGTTCGCGATTAAGCCCTTAGCCACGTCGCGCGCCGTACGTGCCTTGGCGAGCGGCATGTCGGGGTACTTGCCGAGGACGAGCGTTCGCTGCTGACCATCGAATCGGTAGAGGAACTGCCAGGTCTTGCTGCCACTGGTCGATACCAGTGCTCGGAGGCCGCCCCCGTCGCTCAATGTATAAGGTTTATCGCGAGTCTCGGCCTTGCGCATTTGCATATCAGTGAGAGGCAT